TGCTATTCCTCATCGTCAATATTTTGGTTGAGTAGTTGGAGAGCCATTGGGTCAAGTTGACCATTACCTCCATTCATACTCTGCAATAATACCTGCAATTGGGCGATTCGGGTAGCACGACGCTGATTAATTTGTGCCTGCGTATTTCCTAAACGTTCAGTCTGGACTTTACCGAGGTCATCCAATACCTGTCTACCACGATCAAGAGCAGCCTTATCTGGATCCTGGTTTAAGTTAGTGTTCTCAAAAGCAGAGTTCATAACTGTAAGCAGGTTAGATCGCTGTTTATCCGTTAACGCCCCGTTAGGGTCGAGTTGGTCAATCAGCCCATTAAGACGCCCGCCCCGGTCACTACGCCAGGAGTTAGGTAACAAGCCGGTCATCCATGAACGGTTATCATTGGTGATCTTAGCAGCAGTTGAAGCAGAGTCAGTACCTGGAGAGTTAAGCGGGTTCTCTTTCTCTGCCGAAGACAGCCGAGCATTCTGTTCCTTCGTAGCAGCTTCGCCGGACGATGTAATCGCATCAGCATTAGCCCCGGTCAGAGTTTTCAGTAGTGACTGCAACTGCTTAGTTCCAGCACTGGCTTGTGCCACTCGTTGTGCAGCAGCCTGTCGGCGTAATGCTAAACCAGCAGCCTGAATGCCCAGTTGCTGCTTCTGGATACCCTGGTTAAATGACTGGTCAGCACGGTTCGCACCGAAAGTTACTGCACGAGAAGCATCGCCCTGAACACCCGCAAGGAGGTTCTGAGCACCGGCCTGGTCACCTGCCGCATACAAGGCCATAGCCTGGTTGAGCAAAGGCTGATCATGCTGTTGTTGGTTAAACTCCGTCAGCCGGTTGTTATTGAGCTGTCGCCCAATCAACGTATCCGGCATGGTAAGTTGTGCCCGTTGCACTGCTTCGTTATTGATATCCCCATTAGCATTCTGGAGAATCTGGGCAACCTGCCCCTGACGCTGAGCCAACTCATCGGTTGACTGAGCACCAGTAAGCAGGTTAACCGCATTAGCAGTGTTTCGATCCACAACATTCTGACGTAACTGTCCGAAGGTATCGACAAGGCCACCAGCACCCTGTTGAATAAGCTGTTGTGCAGCTCGCAGGAGTTGGTTGGAATCACCGAAGTTTACCGGAGCCAGTTGTTGTGCCCGAATAGTTGCCATTAGCTGATCCCGTATTTTTTCATGTAAGAGTCCACGGACTCATACGCATTAGGGTTCGAAGCAACACGAGCAGTCTGTCGGTCAGACAGAGCAGCATTGGTGTTCTTCACATTGGCAGACCACTGTTTATCCCAGTTCTGTTGAGCCTGACGAGCCTGGTTTTTAGCAAGGCTGAGGTTCTGGAAACCGAGATAACCATTGAGCAGGCCATTAGCAGCACCCAACCCAAGCTGGCCTAATTGCAAACCAGACATACCAGTACCCAGGGCACCGCTAACAGTCGGGGTATTAAACGAGTTCGGCGCGGCATTAGAGCTGATACTAGCCCCGGCCATATTAGGAGTAATAGGCACTGAATCCGCCGTACTACCCCCACCAAACAGGTTCTGGATGAAGGAAGTTAAGTCACCCATGAATCCTCCTATTGGTTAATAAGATTGCTCAACTCATTAAAGAGTTCGAACGGTCTTTGGATATTTTGCAGTATAAGCTGGTTAATAGCCACATCCGAAGGAAGTTCGGTAGACTGACTGTAATACATATCAACCAGATTATTTGTTTCAACACCGATGTTGGTATTCAGGGTACGAGCAAAATACTCCTGGGGTTTTTCCCCCAGATAAGCGTAGCCCTGAATGGCCTTGAGGAATACACCATCCTCAATCGTGTTGTAAGGGTTAGCCAGTTCCTTCTGAGCTACCTCCAATGCTTCTTGCTTATCAGCGATCTCTTCTTCCAGCGTGGCAATCTTCTGCAGCTCTTTGGCTATAACGCCTTGTTGTGCAGACTGGGCCGCCTGAAATGCAACGTTACTCACCAGCATCATCTGCGTGGCTGTAACACTGAATGGGCCGGTTGTGCTGGTCAGATACAGGTAACCAGTATAGATAGCAACAGCAATAGCTACTACAGTAGCGATGATAGCAAATACCCCACCCAGTTTACTGAACACATATTTACTAAGTAGGGTCATAACCACCATAGCCCCTATCGCAGTAGCAGCCGCAGTAACCACGCCGATGAGCGATAGTGACGCACCTCCCGTCCACCAGGACAGCACAACAGCAATCACCACAACCACTGCTTTGAAAATACCCGATTGATACCATTTGGTTTTAACCGTGTATTCCGTACAGATCAGGATGTGGGTTGCCCGTGCATAGAGGGTTTCACGCTCATGGGGGGAGAACTCTTTACGGAAAGCATAATCCAGTGGAACCATCAGTTCATCACTGTCACCGGATCGCCCTACCCCTTTACCACCTACATCGACTTTATGGCTTAACTCATACACCCGGACTTCTTCGTACACCGTGTCAGAAATCTGCATACGGTAGTAGTGATAGCTGGTGTTTTCCGTGCCATATGTCGTTTGGGTTGAGTTCTTACCACGGTCGTCACTGGTAGTACGCATGTAAATTACGAGCTTAGTCCCAGTGCCCCGCCCAGAGGACACTGTACCGACCGGGCCAATCGATCCTGTAATGCTTCGCCAGCCGATAGCATCCATTGTGTTATAGACGTTAATCGTCCCGTCAGTGGACTTCATAGTCGCACCGGCGTGGGCAGCATACGTATCGTAATCAGTTGTCGGACGGGTAGAACTACCCTCACCCTCACCCATTACGGTAGTAGTACCGGTATTCGAATCGGCTATAACAGGTCGGATGCCATATAACGTTTTGAAATAACGGAACAGGTATTCTTGCTCCAGCTTATTACTCGTATTGGCCGGGACACACTGAATCATCAGTACGTCACGAATTTTACCCAGTGAGCTGAGGCTGTCATAAATCTTGCCCAGAATCTCAAGCCAGTCCATATCGAGTTTCTTACCAAACTTGATGGAGGTCTTGTAAGCAGCCGTGTCCACATAACGTGAATCGGACAGCTTGTTGCCACCCAGTCGGAAATACATTCGAGGGTATGACTTACCAAAATCTGTTACCGTGGTATCGGAGATACCATCCAGGTCTGGATAGTTACCGGAACCGTACTGATAAGTGAAGTACCCGATGTGGGTGGTATCCCCCACGTCATAGGTGAACAGCACCTGGAAGTAATCGTCATCCCCACCAACACTTTCCCCGGATGGATCCAGTACAGCATCTGGGTCGTAGTTATTCATGTCGTTGTCGTCAAGTACCGTTGTGGTATCGACGAACAAGTCAGAGGAATAATCGTACTGGCCGAAGCCCATATTGAAGAATGCCACCACATCATTGCTGGAAGTCGTAACCGTAGTCTTACGGCTAACGGTAGTCTTCACAATGGTAATGACACCGGTATCCGGGTCAGTAGTCGTAGTAGTGGTAGGATCGTCAGTTTCAGTATTGGTAGTGGTACCCGTTACGGTCTTGTCCTGGCTTACGATGTTGGATGCCGGAGGCAGAGTCTGCCCATTATCATCCGTTGTCGTGGACGTAGAATCACTGTTGGTGGTCGTAGTCTCATCTTCATAACCACCAGATCCATTCGGTGTGCGAACAGTAGTCTCTACTTCCGTAGTGGTTACAACGTCAGTCTGGGTCAAGCCAGTGAAACGAAAGGTGTATTCCACACGGGTATAGTTCTCTTCACCAATGGCAGTACCATCTGACACATCAGCAGCGGCTAAGTTCTGAGCACGGTTCTGCGTTGCACCGGATTCCGGGGAGAAGCCCCAATGTTCCAGGGTAAACGGATCTGCCAGTAACCAGACTTGGGCATTGAAAAATGATTTGGCTGAGTACAGATATGCCGTAGCCCCCAATGAAGTATTCAGCCCATTGAGTTGGTTGGTGGTGGCGTTGTAAGAATACTGGCTAATTAGCAACTGCCACATGGCATGACGCATGTTGATAGAGCCAAATTTGCTGTAGATGTAATTCAGGTTGGTCTGCCCGGTCAGTGACTCCAATACCTCATTGAGGGATGCAGCCCCGGTAAAATCCGTTTGGCTTACGATGGATGCCCCTGGAATACCATAGGCATACTTACCGGGTTTACTTGCCCAGCGGTAAGCAGCATTCCATTTAACAGCGTTACTCTTCCACCCATACTCGATCATCAGGTCGGCCAGACTTGTTGTATTGTCTTCGTCGAGTACATAAGTGGTAATGGCCTGGCCGATAACATCCGGCAGATAGTCATCTTCGATAAGCCGGGAGTACGACAGGTCACGGTAGGTCTTCTTCTTACTGCCGAATAATCCCATCGGGAACCTCACAATGAAAAGGGAGCCATAAGCTCCCTTGAGTATACCTTTAAACCAGAGTGATTACAGAACCACGTTGATACCTGAGGCCAGCTTCGTCATAACCTTACCGAGGTCAGCATCTGACAGGTGGTTAGTGCTATCAGCGATGGTGTCCTCATCGGTCTGACGACGAACGTTCCAGGTGTTAGCCCAGATCTGAGCAGCTTGCTGTTCAGCGTTACGGTCATAACCGTCAGCCTGTTTGTTCATCAGTGCAACCTGAGTACCGATAACGGAACCAGTTGCAGCCACACCAGCCGAGGTCTGAGCTTTCTCCGTAATGGTACGTTGCTCATAGTAGGCAGTTTGGGCTTTAGCCTGTTCAAGTTGTTCGGCCATCAGGTCAAGCTGTTTAAGTTGAACTTGTACCTGAGCATCCAGCAATTCAAGTTGCTTATCGGCTTGAGCAAGCTGTTTATCAGCTAACTCAGTCTGTTTAATTACCAGATTGGTTTGGGCAGTAATCTGGGCCATCTCCAGAGGAACCTTCTGCATCTCTGCACGAATCTGTTCTTCCTGGGCGGCGGTTAGACTAATCTGAGCCTCTTGCAACTTAAGGTCTAAGCCCAGCTTACGCCGGGCTAGGAGGAACTGGATGGCAGCAGCGAGCGTTGACTGAAATGCACCGAGGTACACCTCAGCATATTCGGTTCCCTGAATACGCTCTTTATCAAACTGCTCACCCAGATGGACACGCATAGTAGCCAACATCTGATCCAGTACGCCAGTACCGTCTAACGTTTTGAGTGTCAGGTCGGTAATGACTAATGGGTCGCTGGTTACGTCGGGTGGAACAATAATCTCTGCCATCTGGTTTTACCTTATGCGTTGTCGCTCAGTGCATTACGGGCCACCTGAGAGCGAGCCAGCTCGTCTAACTCTTCCTGAGTCAACGGTTGCATCACTTCGATGGAGTAAGCAGCGATAGATTTAGCTTCGCGGATCGGAATACCGTTCTTACCTTTTTTGGTAGCGAAGACCTGCACACGTTTTTCACGCAGAGCATTAAACATGATCTGAGGAATGTGAGTAGGTTCGTCCTGGTTGTACGGTACGTATTTACGATAGGTGCCGACCGCGTTGTTACCCACGGTAATATATTCACCAGGCCAGTCTTTCTTAGCCGGGTCATTACAGTGGATGCGGATACGTACCAGCTTGCTGGCTTCTTTTTTCAGGCGGCTACGACGGGCTACGTCAGACTCGCCTTTAGCAGGGCGTTCAGTTTCAGCTTCCGGTGTAGTGCCCTGGATAGCAGCGTTAACACGCTCACGGAGTTTGTCCGTAGAGATGTTGGTGTGGAAGTTGATGTTAAGGATACGGGCACGCGCTTCGAGTGCAGCACGCTCATCCTGCTGAGGCAGGTCATCTTCGTGGTTCAGGGTTTCATCGACTTCTGACATAAAAATAAATCCTAGTAGGTTAGATATAAAAAAGCCGGGGAATTATCCCCGGCCTTAGCTTAGCTCAACTCACTGTCCGAAGCCAGAATTACATCTTAGCTGCGGTCATTACTAGTGCGATACGCTCAGGACGCAGAGCCATGAAGCCGTAGAACCAGCGAATGGAGATGAAGCCAGTTTCGCCATACGGATCCAGACGGTCAAGATTGTCGCCAGGTTTTTTGTGGTTGATTTCGAACTTAACGGTATTGCCCGAAGTCTGGAAGGTGATGGTCGCGAAGGACTCGTCACCAACTACCAGGATCGGGAATACGTCATAGTTCTCGCCGTTGTTGTAATAAACAGCGTCATCGCCAGATTCCAGAGTTGCACCGGCACCGCCCCACTTGAACATGTTCGGGTTAACGATGAAACGGAACTGGTCAATCTGACCTACTTCACCGTTTGCCAGGGTAGTACCCCCAGCATAGTGCTCAGCAGAGATGAACGCCGGGTTGCCATGTAGGTCAACCATTGCACGCAGTGTAGGGATCAGCTCGGAGCCGATATACGCATAACGTGCAGCCGGAACGACACGGGTATCGATGTTACGAGTACCGGTCAGGATCGTGGTGTGTTTCGGGGTGCGGTTGTTATCGAGGTCGATAGACAGACGCATCAGGTCAACATAGGTCACGATATCGTTCTGGCCGAGTTCGCTACGTTGAGTAGCTTCACCGGCGTAACGGATAGTACCGGCGTTGTTGATCAGGTCGATGCCCAGGGCATCTTCGGTGATCTGGTTTGCAGCAGTCAGCAGCTCACGGTTGATGTGCATCAACAGGTCAGCATCGGTGTCGAAGTTCAGAGAGTCACGAGTGTACTCAGTGAAGAAACCGAATTTCTCGAAGGTGCCTTCCAGCTCCAGACGAGTAACGCCAACACGGTTAACACGACCGCCGTTCTCACCCAGTACCGGCAGTTTACCAGGAACAGCACCGATATCTTTGCTGGATCCGTACAGGTTACCGTTGATGATTTTCGCACCGGTTGCGTCGATACCTTCATCGTTGACGTTGCGGTCGTCGAGGATAGGCATGTAGTGGAAACGCTTAATCGTCTTACCGAAGTTCGGTGGGATAGACTGAGCGTGAGCCAGTTGGGTGAAGAACTGTTCTTTACGCAGTTCCTCCAGCGCCTTACGCTGGTAGTACGCAGTAACGATCTGCGGGCCAATGCTGGACTCGCGATCGTTAATGGGGTCTTTATATTGATGTGCCATAGCTGATCAGCCTCTTACTTGAATTTAGTTGGGTCAATCTTAGCAAACTCTTCATCAGAAAGTGAAAATAAATTATCCACCACTGGTTGGGATTTGCCCTGTACGGTTTGCTTTGGAGCAGCAGCAGCACGTTTTGCAGCGGTTGTATCAGGCTTAGCCGGTGCAGTAGGGGTGACTGGTGCTGGATTAGCAGCGGCAGGTTTCGGCTCTGGTTGAGGTGCCATACCTTTCAGCTTCCCTTCGCTAATCAGTTTTTGCTCAGCAGCAGAGTACAGTTGAAGCGTGGTCATGCCATTGGCTTGCCCGAACAATGACTGCTTTTCGACTTCTGCCTGGATCTGGTCGAAATGGCCCAGGGCTTTTTGTTTCTGTAGGACACGCAGAATCTGCGGGTTCTTACCCAGAATCTCCTGACTCTGCGGATCCCAGTTAGTGGTTACCGTAGTCAGTACGTCAGCGAAGCCAGGCTGTTGACCTAACTCAGTGACGATATCTTCCAGTTCAATTGCTTCGCTGGAAGGTGCTACATGCTGCGACTTGTAATCGACCTGGGCTTCCGGGTCATACTCGTCAAGGTTAAATCCGCTGTCCTGTACCAGCTTGGCAATAGCTTTCGGGTCGCGCTTGCTGAGGTCGATAAGGAATCCCAGCTTGCCTTCGTCCAGAAGCTCGTTTTGCTCAAGCATCTTCATAAAGCGACGGTTGGGTTTTAGAGCTGCCATCTTCGCGTTATAGTTCGCGCCCATTTGCATAAGCGTAATGATTTCCTCTGGATTAGTAATCTGGAGGTCACGCCCATTGGCTTTAAATGGTTTGGTCAGAGCTTCATAAAACGCTTTGTGATCCGGTACATTCTGAGGTTCAGGATCAGTCTCAGTTTTCTCTTTAGGATCAGCAGCAGGTTCATCCTTCGCCTTGCCTTTGGGCTTCGCCCCCGGCTGCGGCTCGTCTTCACCTTCACCCGGTTTAGGTTCCGGCTCCGGTTCCTCACCTGGTTTTGGATCAACTACTTCTCCGGGTTCTGGCTCAAGCTCAGGTTCCGGTGCAGTAGTAGTGGTCTTGACAGGTTGGGGATCTTCTTCGGGTTCGGTTCCACCCAGGTATTGAGAGATATCCAACCGGCTTAATTCGTCATCCGACATTGCGAATACGTCAATGTCCTGACCTAGTTGCTCGGTTCCACTCATGCTTCATCCTCGTGATTTCTGATTTTGACCAGAGCATCAGTCGCTTCATCGACCGACTTCTGGGCGGTTGCAGCCTCTTCCAGGATTTTATCCAGGTAGGCTTTAAATTCAGCAACTGCATCGATCTTACGAGAGGTGATATCGCCAACCTCGGTTGAGTCAGCTCGCTGGTAAACCAGGCGGAGTGCATACTCCCGGAGGAAGCCGTTAACGATAACGGATTTAAAATCTGAGCTGTTCAGTAGTCGTTGTAACGACTTGCCCCGCTCAAGAGTTCGTTTATCACGTTTCAATTGGCTTTCGATAGCATCTTCAAGGGACATACAGTTACCTCGGTTTTAAGTTAAGGCAGGTGGACAATACATTAAATTATCCAGCCTGCCTATAGTTTTACGCAGTTGCCAGTGTTCGTCCAGCGTTATTCATACGTTGGTTCCGGCTATCCAGAGTGGACTTAGCATGTTGCTGTAGCAAGGACAGGTTATGTTGCAGTCGGGCCAGCGTACTTTGCTGCTCCGTCTTATACCCATCCAGTGCCATCTGCTCATCAGTTTTCTGGCGATTGAGTTCCATTTGTTGTTGGTGCTTCGTGCCGTTCTGTTCCTGGAGGAAGTCCAGGTTATTCTTATCCGCAGTGGATTGAATATGGTTGGCACGAGCTGCTTCAACAGGAACCTTGCTTTGGTTGAGCATACCTTTAGTACCAGCTTCGGCAGCTTGGTTACGGGTAAGTTCAATCTGGGCGTGCAGCAGTTCAAGCTGAGCTTGTTGGATTGCTTGCTGCATTGGGTCAGGCTGCGGTTGGAACGTCATGATTTTGTGTTGCAGTTCTGGCATTTTACGCAGACGGGCAATCTCACCCAGGATTATCTGAGTCATACCGAAGTCCATATTGTTGCCGAGAGTTTGCAACATGAAGGCCAGGTCTTGAGCCTGCTGCTCATCTGCCTCAGCAGTCGAGATAGTTACCTTAAGGTCGAAGTCCCCTTTCAGGTCATCACGACGTACCGGGACAAACTCGTCTTCGGTCACACGAACAACTTCTTCTTCATCCAGCCAAATGGCATTCATGGCGATGCACTTCCGTGCAACTTCCACGAGGCCCGTTGACAGACGACGAAGGATACCCATCTCACGTTTGCTTGCTGCATCGAGTGCCCCACGGACAGCAGTAGCTGTACCACCGAGGGAGTCACCGTCCAAACCAGTGTTAGCGAATGCTTTTACGCCGGTCATGGATTCGGCTTCGGTGTTCATGAGGCTGAGCATGTACTGGGCAGATACCGGAATTTCCGGGTACTTGTGGGTGTAGATACCAGACTCAGGAGTAATCCCGGGGTTAAACTCGTAGTCCACACCTTGCTGATATCGCTTCTTGTTGAGGCTATCGAGCAGAGACTTGGCGAAGCCAGTCTGCGAGTTAGCCGATTTGCCGAGAAGGTCAATCATCCCACGGGTTACAGCACCAGCGATATCCTGATTATCTTTCAGGAGTTCGCCATCTGGTTCACCGTAAACAGCCTTACGTACCGGCAGATACTGAACGATAGTGAATGGCAGCTCACCACCAGGGAAGGGGTTCTCTTCCAGGCGGATTAGCGTGTTACCTACCCATGTGCCAACAATGGCAGTAAGAGTACCACTACCGTCAATATCCCAATATCCCCAATACTCGTAAGCAACAATTCGCTTACGAGATTTTCCGGCTGGCTGGAAGTCAGGGGCTGAGTTTGCGGTAAAGTTCGGAGCCGAAAGAGGCGATTCAGATGAGACATTGAGTTTCTCCAGATTGCGGTAACGGCCTTCGGATTTCAGTTCCGCTAACGAAGTCTCGAAAGCGTAAATGACGAAGTTAGCTTTTTTAATATCACCGTTACAGGAAGGGTCGATGTAGAGGTTAGCCAGACGGCATACTTCCAGAGTAGGTTGGTTCTTCACGGTACGAGGTCTTTCAACCATCTGTACGCCGGTCTGAATCAAACGAATCGGTAAGCCAGTCTGTTTGAACTGGGCATACCCATCTTGCAGCGACTGGTCTAAGCCCAGAAGCTGGACTGGATTTTCCATTTCCAGTTGTTGCATCTGCTGATAGATCTGTCCGATTTGCGGATCGACCACACCCTGGTAGATAGGTTCCGGGACAGTCTCAGTGACTTCCTCGAAATCCCAACCAGTACGCAGCACAACGGTGCCTTCATCGACAGCAGCACGGACGTACTCGTCGATAAATGCAACTCGGTTCATCTTATTGGTGAACTGCATATTAAGCAGAAGCTCATTCTGCACCGCCCCTTTCTTATCTTCCCAGGTTATTGGGGAGACTTTGAACAGATCTGGGCTTGCCAGGAATGGTTCTGATAATGCAGCATAACGCCACTCAGCCTGCTTACGAATCAGCTTTGGCTGAACTTTAGATTGTCCCTTGGTGGTTTTCGGTGCAGCTTTGCCGGTAGCGTTACGGTAATCATTCCATTCATCAACTTTGGTCATCTGAGCTTGGTGCGAAGTTTCGCAGCTCTGTAAGTCCTGTTTGAAGATGTTGATTCCCGGTTCACGAGACCAGTCCGTTAGCTTCTGCACCTCTTCCCCAGGGAACATCTTTACATCATCGGGGGCAAGGTCAGTCATATGTCCTCTACTCTGGTGAAATAAACTTCACCCATTATTGTCAAATAAACCAGAAAGGAAACCTTTCCGTGCAAACTACCTTTGAAAAAGTAACTGCTCTTAATTTAGCATTCGGTAACGCTAAAGGCGATCTTAACAATCCGAATGTTAAGGCAATCCGTAAACAGGCACTGCTCTGTTTAGAGGAAGCTATCGAGATGGTTGAAGCTGCCCACCCTGGCAAAAAGGTTATGTGGGGTTGGAACCCTGAATATAATGGCGAAGCCGGTGTTGACCTGGTAGGTCTGCTGGATGCCCAGGGTGACTTGACCACTGTGAACGATGGGATAGCTCATGTTGCTGGCTTCGACGGTAATGCAGTGTACCAGTTGGTGCATGATTCCAACATGAGTAAGTTCATCTCGCAGGAAGAAGACAAAGTGAAAGCCCTGTCTTATTACTACGATCTCGGCTTCCGGCCGGATGACTTATATCTGCACGGCGATTACCCGACCATGTGCATTAAGGTCAAGCGTGATATCAAACTGAACGGTAAGTTCTACCCGGAAGGAAAGTTCCTGAAAAACATGGTCACTTTCAAAGAACCAGATTTTTCTGCACTTCTCCCATATCTGGGTTGATATCTGCCAGGATGTGCGGTAATACTTAAGGCATACCCACTGCACATCCAAATGTTTTACTTCTCCCTCTTCGGAGGGAGCTTTTAAACCTGAACACATTTACGCGTGTGTTGATGCTTAGAAGCGAGCGACTGCCAGCGCCTGAGAACGTACTGACCATACCGTAGGGAAAATAACTTTGGAAACCAGGGCAGTGTCCCTGACCCGCACGAAGGATTAATACCTGGAGTGCTCTGGAACTAGAACCAGATTACCGAACTCGGAGTTGCCCCCGGCTTTACAGGGGGCTTATTAATTAGGATACCCAACATTGAACAGGCTCATACCCTAATCTCAATGTGCCATCGCCAGCCTCACTGGATCGTCACTTTGGCAGGGTGTCTTAATTAATAAGATGGGATAGCTAAACGGTGAAGCATACTGCTTTACCGGTCTTTGATATCGGCATTCTCTGGTTCGAATCCAGATACCCCATCCAATTCATACCTTCCCCAAACCAGAGTAACAAACATGTTCCCCGATCCTATTGATGAGTTCCTTGATGCCGTGAATACGGTAGACCTCTGCATTGCTATGGCAAAAAAGTATAACGAACCCGTTGACGATAAGCTCAGATGTTGTAGTCTGCTTGTAGCCAAACGTATTCATAACATTCAGATACGCGATATGTTTATCAACCTCGGTTACGAGAAGATACCAGCCGTATTCTGGGTGATGATGAAAAGCCAGTTAGAAGTTATCAAGGCTGGTTTATAAGTTCCCGTCGTTGCGCCTCGTGCGTAAAGGTTGGAAACACCCGACAAGGTTGTCTCTCATGGGGGACTCAAAACTACCATGAGCCTGAGTAAAGGGTACGGTGCCTAATCAGCCCAGTCTGCAAAGTAATCTTGTGTACCCAGACCTCCAAGCCTGGAATAGCCCCACTTCGGTGGGGCTTTTTCCGTTATGAACACTGAGGAATTTATGGCAACTGTAAGTAAAGAATCCATCGAAGCGAAGATTAAGTCTGTCGTTTATCTTAACGTTGGTTCTGGCGTTGAAGCCACTGATGGCGGTACAACCGATCAGGCTGTCCTTGACAACCTCAAGCTGGTAACTCTCTGCATCATTATCCTGGAGAATGGCTTCAAAGTAGAAGGTGTGTCAGCCTGCGTTGATCCGGCCAACTACGATGAAGAGAAAGGTAAGGCGTATGCCTATGAAAATGCCTTTGAGAAGATCTGGGAGGTTGAAGGTTATCTGCTGCGTCAGGCGATGTGGGAGAAAGACGAGACTGCCAAAGCTCTGGCCGGTTTTGCTGAGAACAGCAAATGTGAAGGCGGTGGTTGTACCATCTAAAAGAAAGCCCCCGATTAAGGGGGTTTTTTTATTACACGAAACCGCTATCTTCAAACTTACTGCCGTTATTACCGACCGGCTCCACACCAGAACCCTGGTCTTGCAGAAGCGTGCAAGCAGCGATGTATTTCTGGTAGTAGTTGTTCCCCTCGTGCATACCGCCCTGTACCCCAGACTTATTCGAGTTGAACTTACGCGATGCGATAAAGTTGAGAATCGCTTGCAGATACTCATACGGTACGTCGATAAAGATACGTGTCGGATCGTATAAGTTATTATCTACAATCTTCTTCACTGGCTTAGCTGCTGCCCGGTAAATAATCCGCAGCTTCTGAGCTGGCATATCATCCGGGATACGGATGGTGTTATACGCAGCCAGTTGCACTGACCCACTGTCGCCCGGACGAATGTTAGGCGTACCGTAGGAATGGTAGCGGGTAGTGATTGTTGCTGGTTTATCAATGGTCTGCTTAAAGCGTTTCTGTCGGCACGGGAAGCACATGTCATCCAGTTCGTCAGGTGTCAGCTTATTACCGCACTTGCAGGTTCGCCCTGCACTGACGTGCGGCGAACCTACGTCGTGCGCGATATGCAGCTCATTACCGTTGCAATCATAGATCTCATAGATGGATTGGAGGTCGTCTTCCCAGACTTCCCCAGTACTGGTCTTCAATCCACTGTTGCCACCCTGCAATTTCATCTGCTGGCTTGCGACCGAGTTGTCGATCACGTACAGCGTTTTCCCTTTGCAGGTTTGAAGGTATACCTCTTTACGTTTAATCCAGAAGCGGGACGAGATATCGGCCAGGGCCGAGTTAAGCAACACGATGATCTTGTTCACGTTAGCAATGCTGAACTCACCATCTTGTGCCCACCCCGTCTGAGCGAACTCGCCGTAAAGCAGGTTATCCAGTACATCGGACAATCTTAATTTCATGCCTCACCTCACGGTAGGTAGGAGTTAAGGCCACTATCGCCCCAACCGTCATCGACTTTCTGATCCCAAATATTACCATCCTCCCAGGTAAGTTGCGTACTTTCCTCGCTGGGCTTCCATGCTTTCATGCTGGCGAGCATGGAGATGGTGTCGATAGAGTCGTCATGCTTGGACTTGAATCCGCCAACCGAGGCCAACTTAAGTTCTTCCATCATCTCGATCAGGGCCGGGCTGTTCTTCATCTCTTCGGGAAAGTACATCTTGCCAGCCTTGAACCACGGCACCACAACGTTAAAGCGTTGCAGTTTATTCGTGTTCGGTCTGATACCAGGCTGGTTTGAGTTCTCATTCGAAGCCAGAGTGAAGAAGTTATTCATCTTCACCATGCGTTCCTGAATCCAGGTGATAAAGCCCTGCTGCTGGCCGGAGACTTCGACGCCTACCGAGATAGGCTTGTACTTGGCGTTAAACCGGAACAGGTCATCCAGGTTTTTACCCATGTCCTGACGCTTGGCGATCCCATCTACCCAGAACCAGTCACCGTTATTGTTATAGGCCCAGACAGAAATGACCGAGTAGTCATTCGCCTGCTTCTCGCCGGTAGCAAAGTCGGTGGTGATGTAGAAGTTAAAAATACTGGGGTTGTTCAAGATCAGCTCACGTCGATACCAACGAATATCGCCATCGGCAATCAGTCGGTCTTCGTCGGACATGATTCGGAGCATCAGCTCCTGGTTAAACATCGCAATCATCCCGGCCTTTAACGCCTTATCGTACTGGCGTTTAACGTACTCATATGGGAAACGGTCAGGCCAGCTACCCCGGAAATCTTCTTTGGCACACGGGAAACGTTCGCATACTGGGTACACGTTGACAGACCACGCCCCGGATTCGACTGCTTTGTACAGTGGATCGGATGCGTTAAACGGTGTGCCCGACCAAATCATCATGTTTCGTTCAGGGTGGAGGGCGTACTCCACCGCCTTGTAGATGGTGTCCTCAATGGCCGAGATAACAGTAGGCGAACGGGCGTCCTCATCCGAAACCAGGTCATCAAGTACCGCCAGGCGGGGACGTTTACCCATTTCTTTCGTACCACGAACGCCGGTCTTCGCCCCGTACCCCTTGACCACGAACTTATTGCCGTTGACATTCTGGAACTCCCAACGGATATCGGTGAACTTCGCTACCGGGATGTACTGCTGCAAGAACGGGCTGTTCTCGTAGCGGAACTCCAGGTTCTTACGCATGTTCTTCACGCCGTTATCAATAGAGTCCGACACGTACAGGGCCAGTTCAATTTTACCGAAGCCTGGGATCTCCCCATGCACGCCGATATACAGGAACAGGTATTCACCCATGATGGTTGTCTTAGCGGCACCACGGTGAATCATGTTGGCGATACGGGTGTCGCCGGACACAACCTGATCGAGCATTTTATAATGCAGCACGGGGGATTTGTTTTCCTCCCCCTGCCCACCATTTACCATTTTGATGAACAGAATAAATTCCAACGCGAACCGGGACGGCTGGTAAGTCGGGTCGTCGATATAGTCAACGTCAGCCAGCCAGCTATCTACGGTACGGGTGGTAATCTGTTCACCCATTACCACGTTATTCATATTTTATTTTCCCACACTTAGAGCATGACAGGATGCGTATGCCACCCTGCCCGGTGCGAACCAGGAAGTGTTTGTGGTGGCAACGTCTTTGAAGCCAGGCAAGAAAGAGGCCAGCTAGGAATGCCAGCACGCCTATGCCCATGATTATCAGTTCTGGTTTACTCATCGACCTTCTCCGCTTCAATGACGCGATACGCGGCTATCTGACCGGCCGTTGCCGTGCCGTTGGCAATGGCGTCTGCCTGTTGGTCTACCAGCGCCTGGGTCGCCTGACGTAATGATTCCAGTGTACCATCGTCCTTATGGGTTACGTCCAGCTCCAGTTTCTTAGTCTCAGGTGGGCGCAACGTGTTCAGTACGCTGTTCGCAGCATCGCTGCGTACCTTCTCTGATACGGCGGTCTGCATAAGCTCGGCCTGTACGTTCAGTGCCTTCCAGAAAAGGTCGCGGCCTACCACATGGATAGGAACAATCGCCTGCTCCATGACAAGGTTAACCAGCTTCGTATTATGATACGCATGGACATAACTGGAGATAACTTTCGCACTGGTTCCCTGCTGTGCGAAATACTGATACTTCTGGGGAAACGTCTTCATCCACGCTTCCTGGTTAGTTAAGCCCATCAGCTTATAACTAACGTACTGCACGGCAGACGTATACTGCTTAACGCTGAACTTACCTTCCTTGAGCACATGCCCATAACTTAACAGGTTGTTACGGTAATACTCATAAAAGGCTGGGTCAGCTACCGCAGCATTCACACCATTCAGCACTTCATCAGTGACAGTCTTACGCACACCATCCGGCAGGGACAGTTTAAGTTCTTCAAGAGTTAGCTTAACCATATCTTTAGGTTCCCTATAGGTTTTAAGCCAGAGTATATGTAAGCTGAAAAGGTTGGGCAAATTTTAAAAATTTTATGTGAGGATTTTTTATGAGGCACTTTCCTAGGAATACGATGACTGAAACCTTCCTATGCCCAGGTTTAGTTATCCGTATTGTAGCAGCAAGAGGTACGCGTGTTTATCGTATCGACTATTGCTGGACTGGTACATGTGATGTAACAGATTTAAAAACTGGTAGGCAACGGGTGTTATCTATAAGTAGCATCCGTCAATGTGCAGTGCTAATTGGTAAAAATTATAAAGCCAAAACTTTTTAAACTTTTTATTAATTAAGTACGGATGCTCAACTTACTACTCTGGCTGTAGATTTGGGTGGATACCCCCCGCATAGTGCTGGCTGAAAAAGGATTCTTACTCTGCCTTACACAACTTGGCCATAGGCCATGTCATGGCAATCCTGCCGCATCCTATAGCTATGGAGTATTACTTATGTCTCAACCAATTGGTCTGTTCGCTGCTCTTACTGGTGCTGTTGTTGCAACCGTATCCACTGTTACCACTACTGCTACTGCTGTCAATCGTCTGGCTAATGCAGGTAATGAGCTGGCTAAAGTATGTGAGAACAAAGCTACTCGCTTCGGTGAACTCATCGAGATTAGAGACCAGATGATCTACAACGCAGCTAAGCATGAGCTGGATAATCAACTGGCTGCTCTTGCTGCACCAGCTAATAAGTAATCACTATGCCTACTCTTCGGAGTAGGCTTATTCTTTTCTACACAATTACACATTACACAACCAACCTGTAGACAGTAAGGTGCGCTACAAGTTACCAAAACTTTACAGCTTTTACTCGCGCTAGGTATGACGGTCATAAATCATATGCTTATTCTATATAATTATAATCCTATACACACTTAGTCCAAAACGTTCTTATACATAACCATTGACACAGGTTTATAGTAAAGACATAGACACTTACTAGACATAACACTACTTAGTTACTACTTACTTACTAACTGTTTAAGTTATATCTCTATCTCCTATACCCTATCTACTATCATACTTATACCTATACCTACCCTATATACTATCTCTGTATTTACCTTATCTATATGTATACCTTACATAGTATGTACTATGTGTATACAGGGAGTATACCGTAGGTACGTAGTACCGTAGGTATACGACCGGTAATAGTGCATAGCACTATAAGTGATTATCTAATTCACTATGGAGTTACAGCTATGTCTACACTCGTATTAGAAGTTAAGTTCATTGACGATACTCAGTCAGTCGATAAAGAGTTCACTGACCTTACAGCTCTGTCTGAATGGTTACATGGTCATCGAGAATCAGACTTCGACTGGTTAACACTGTATGACAATAACAACGACTATGTGTTCGAAGGGTGGAGTGACATACTTCAGTACATCGAAGAGAACACTGGCCCTAAAAGCTCCTGTATCGCTCTCAGAGCGTTTGAACTCAGTCTGCCTGTAGTTGATGCGTCTACGCTCACTACGCCTGACCTGAGTGCAGAGAGCCGCATTCCTGTCCCTGTTGAGACACTCACCTTCGGTGAACTGGAAGATGGTGCAGAGTTCTATGTAGCTATGACCTGGGCCTATGGTAGCCGTAACAAATTACAGAAGGTAATGGAAGACGGTGAACATAACGCAGTGTGGTGTGCTGCTACTCACATTGGTGAACTGATGCCGGATGATATCCGTGTCATCCGTGCATAAATAATCAAAGCCTGGCGTGCATAGCACGTCGGGTGAATCCTATTAAACCAGAGGTATTAATCATGACTACATTCTTAATCGGCTTAGGTATCTACGCTACTCTGTCTGCAATCGTAACAGTGCTGGTTATCCGTATCGGCACTGCTATGCAGAAGGGGCGTAACGAATGATGGCTAACATGATTCACGACATTGATGCCCTGCATCAAACTATCGTAGAAGCCCGTAAACAGGGCTTCGAAATCAGGCTTGAGCGTGAACACGATCGTGCTTTGACATATCCACGTATTGCTCGTCGCCTGATGCAAACGCATCTGGGACAGCAGTATTACACCAACCGTATCGAAGTAACCATTTATGGTGTTGAGTATTATCTTGCATACTCAGCCGAGTATCGCGAAGGCTGTAAGCCAGAGTTGAAAGCTCAGGTTGAACATACGTTAGATAAGATTGTTAAACATATAGCCGGTGGTGGCTATCTCAATATGCAATACTGGAAAGAGGTAACATCCGAATGATTAATGTGGAATTTATGACTTACATAGATTATGGAGCGAAACAGGAAGCTGAGTTTAACTCCTTTATTAACTTAGGCAACTGGATTAAAAATATCAATCCAGTCGATATTGTTTATTTAACCATTACATTTAAGGGTGTATAAATGCTCACATTCCTGATCGTACTGGTCGTACTTTACTTCACTGGCCTGCTGCCGTTTATATTCGCCATTGTCATGTTCATTGCTGAACTGGCATTCACGGCGTTCATTCTCGTATTCGGCTTCTGCTGTTTCCTGCTGTCCTGCTTACTCACCCCATTTAAATCCAAATAACCCCTTCGGGGGTTATCTTATTTTTTATGGCCTCCGGCCATATTTATGAGTTTTCCAACTGGACTAAATCCTATGGCCGTTCATGAAGTCATCCTTCGCCGTTATATTAAAGACGGTACTATCGAATTAAATATCACTGACCTTGTTACTGAGTTAACGAGGGAAGATGTACTGTCTCAAATCCGAACACAAGTCTTATCGGGTATTGAGCCAGAGGTACAGCCTATGACTGCAATGGTATCCCTTAAGTTTGAACCATCCACTGATTTAGAGGAGTTATTCCTATGAGTATCGAATGTTTGGTATTCCTGCGTCCTTATGGTAGCCGCATAACTATTGAGCTGCGTAATATTAACCTTGATGACGAAATCTATTTCAAAGAAAAAGGCGTTAAGCTGTCTATGGAATCCGATGGCCGTGATGGTCATATTCTGTATGCAGATATTGGCCTGACTCTGGAAGACGGTACACCGTCTGAAATTACCCACATCTCTAAACCAGGTGAGGACTGTAATGCTGCTATGACATCGCTCCGTAAATTAGTGGAGGAAGCCTATGCAAAAGCTCAAATGTCGTAAGACCGGTAAAGGTATCTGGCTGACTAAAGCCATGATGGATCAAATGCGTACACTCAAACTATTGGGTGTTAATGTCATTGATGCTCCGGCTGTAAGTATTAACCATATGGGTAAGGATCAAACTCACCATATGGGTAATTACTATTCCGTGGAATACCTGGGTAATAACCACTGGCAATTCCACATTGAACCCGTTGAATCGTGGATGCGGAGGAACTGATGTTAACTCAGCATGTGTATGCCGTTAAACGACGTAATGAATTTCTGCCTATGCCCAAGTCCAGCCGTGGCCGTGGTGGTTCCTATGTGGAACCCATCGACCCACGCTTAGTCTGGCCTCGTGTATTCCGTGAGCTGCGACATGCCAGGATCTACCTGACAGGTTGGCTCAAAGGCTATGTGCCTAAAGGCGAAGACTGGGATGGCGACGAGTATGGCTCGTATTACTGGACATACCCGGAAGCACCAGTCGCAGTGCCCACACGTCAGCGTGAGGACATGGAAATTACCATGCTACGTCTGGTTGAGAAACCAAGCATGACGTTCAAAGGCATGTTCTTCCTGCGTGATAAAGCCACCGGTAAATACCTGACCCATCGCCTCATATCTCGTAAGACTATGGGTGATGAAGCCAGAGAGTTTACCGAAGAAGATGTGTATAAAGCTCAATACTTTAAATCCCATCTTGCTGCTCATCGTTATCTGATTAAGTGGCGTCGTGGAACACTCGACGGACTGTACAACTCAGCTGATCCTGACTATTGGTTATCACCTTATGGTAAGTCTCAGCTTGAAGACCGTGATGCACAGGTCGAAGCTCGTAAAGACCTGGACATTGAAATCGTGATATTCGCTTATGTGGAGTGCAAATGAGAAAACGTATATTCGAGTACCTAATGCTCTGGTTTATTAAAGATAACCAGTTCCCGTATGTACTACGCACATTCTGGCGACAATTTCGCTGGTGGTATCCAGAGGATAATATTCCCTCAACCTGCTCAACCATTCTCGAAGTATTCGATGAATGTGCAGACGAGGATAAATATTGCCGTGGTGATGTTATTACCAACTTCACCCTTGACCCACCAAAATACTGGTTACGTGAAGGTGGTGACGCTAATACGTACACCATCATGAAGCGTGAGAACTGGTTTGCATCCATCCGTGTTAACGGTGAATTGCCGGTTGGCCGTCAACGTAAAGCACTGAACTTAATGATCGAACAACTGAACAGGTCTGATCCATGATATTCGTATTCGGAAGTAATCTCCGTGGTATCCACGGTGCTGGTGCCGCTAAACATGCAGTATTCCATGAGGGTGCTGCATGGGGTGAAGGCATCGGCCATTTCGGTAATAGCTACGCTATTCCCACCAAAGGCTGGGCTATGGAAGTCCTACGTCTGGCTGATATCCAGACTCATATTGATGACTTCGTGAAGTATGCCAAAGAGCATCCTGAACTTGAGTTCCAGGTAACTCAGATTGGTTGCGGGCTAGCTGGATATAAAGCCAACCAAATAGCTCCGTTATTCCGTGAAGCCCCATTCAATTGTTACTTTGACTCAGCGTGGTCATGGTGCCTACCGGAGCACAAGACATGGGGCACCCAGTAAATCTCTGCTATCAGGCGTACAAATATACATTCATTGCTACATTGACGCCTGATGATATTAAACAAATACGCACACGTCGGTTACTAGGTGCCCATAATTGGTTTACTAAATTGCCATTGTTAATAATGGAAACTGACCGCATAGCGTTATTTGGGGGTGATTTACATCGTATGTATAACATCCCTGATGCTGGTTTCCGTATCCATCTCAATGTACCTGTTGCTGATGTTATGGATTATAGCTGTCCCACCTCAGAAGACCTCAACGTCTTTATCTACTTCGAGTAGCTTATGCGTAAATTTGCTCGTGCAATCAGTGTTAACGATAATGGTCACCGTTATTTCGAGGTGACCGATGAGCTGGTAGATAATATTCGTACCCAGCATTTGTTGGGTATTGAAGACTGTATCGTAGATGCCACTATCCTTGAGAAAACTCAATTGCCTATTCCACATATGTTGGTAACAGCAAATAGTAGTTTCCTTCAATTAGATAGTGGGCCAATTAACTTCCCCTACTTCCAAAAGAATGGGGAGCTTATAGCGAGATTCCGCAGATGAGTTATCAACTCCGTGCCATAGGCTTTAGCCGACTGGTATGTCATTTGGGGGATGCCGAGCTTGATTATATTCGTACCTTAATGCTACTGACTGGACAAAGCCAGAAAGTGAAGATGCGTGCAGATACTTTTAAGTCTGACCACGGTATTACTTCATACCTGGATTTGGGTAATGGTCAGTGGCTGGAGGGTTCTTGTGACCCGGATAGTGACGAGATACTTAAGCTCAATGTGCATCAAGTCGTGCCAGTAATGTGGCATTTTAATATCACAACGGATATTCCATTTTGATAATACTACGTGACGTACTTAAACGTGCTGGTACTGGTATTCAGCTTATTGCTGAAACAACCATGACCCAGGATGAGTTCGATCAAATTCGTACCCAGCAACTGATTATGCCTGACCTGGAGTTTGACTTCCCAACCATTGTTTACTGGTTTGAGGCAGGTAATCCACCTGTCCCAGTATACCGGGATTGCCCGGAACATTGGCGTGGGAAGGTATTCGATCCAGAGGCAGCAATCCGTACTGTTAACCGTAAAACACTGATGAAGTGGTGGCTGAAATATAAGCCTCCAGTCGATTCGAGTGGGGAACCGTATATATGATTACAGAGCACGCTCTGTTTCGTGTGAGCGACGGGGAGTCACTGGGCTGGCTATCTGCCAGCCAGTATGACGAACTGCGTACACTGCGTCTGCTGACACCTAAATTCGAGTGGAAGGGCACTATGCCCATCAACCTGAATAAGTTCAACTTAGGCCCGAACAATCTGGCCGGAGCCGTCCAACAACTCATTACCATCCCTGGTATCGAAAGCAAGTTCCTTATCCTTGCGGTGTATGTGACCCATCACATGCTCAAGAAGCCAGAGGTAACGATGGTGGAGGTGGCAATTAAGGGCATGTAATGGCTGAACATACTTATAAATCCAAAGAGTTAACCGCAGTAATCGACTGGGATATAAACCAGATAACATCTGTTGATGAAGGCACGATTCTTGCCGATCTCAGTGTGTTTGCTTACACCCCATCTCAAATGGACATCAATGAATCCTACCTGTTTCGACATGCTGGCGTGTACTACACGTTCATTATTCCAAAGGATGAAAGATACCCATTAGCGACTAAATGTTTGCTGGGGCTGTACCCAGTAATACCGGTGCATCTGCTCTACGTGGTTGGTGAAAACCAACGCGCATAGCGCGTTACATAGAACAATTATCGTGGATATCGGGGCTGCTGGTGTCCACGTCTACCCCTAAAGGAAAACTGTATGCCGACTATGAATATTGACCACGCTCAAACAAACCTTCGCTGGTGTGCTCGTGCATGGCGTGATGGTGAAATGCGTGACCTGGCATTATTCCTGTTCCGTAAAGGTCTGACCCAACTGGTCATGACCGACCTGTCTTTAGCTACTCAGACGGAGGTTGCTGCCTCTGTTTTGGGCCGTGAAGCGTTCGAAGACCTGATGGCCTTCAACGACCAAATCGAAAGCAGTTCCGTTGCTTATGCAGGCTGGCAATCTCGTGTGAGCTGCTTAGTCATCTGTTAGAGGCGCATAGCGCCTTGTGTGGTAAATCAAGGGCAAAATCGCCCATCATTCTTCTACTCATTCATCGAGGTACTTATCATGGCTGGTTTCAATCGTCGTTCTTCTGCTGCAAACACTCCTGCTACTGACGCTAACCGTAACAAAGTTGCGGGCTATCTGAACATTGGCATCATGACCAAACAGGGCTTGAAACGCTTGGGTGGTCAGGGTATCGGCCTGCGTGAAACTCACCCGCTGGAAGGCATGATCATCGACATACTGAAAGACTGTAAGTCTGATGCAGACGTTGAAAAGCGACTGAAAGCTCTGGCATCTCGTATCGTACTGTCCTATGGCGAAGCAACGCCGGAAGGTCAGAAGTTCGAACTCGCGTAAGCCACATGCCATCCCTTCGGGGATGGCTGTTTTATTGAGGTGTGTATGTCTGCTGAAACCAGTAAGGCCAAGTGCCATACCTATTGCAAGTTCTGCAAAGCATTAGGAATTAAGCGCGTAGCAACACGTATGACACGTTATGCCCCACGTATGGGTACGCGTGACACGTACAAGCATTACGCTTGTGAAGACCACATTGAGCTGATGGAAGACACTGACCCACAGCGTACTCGTGGTGCCCAGTTGAAAGAACTGAAAGCCGTAAAGCAGTCAGTGGATACTGAGTATTCGGAAGCTGATTATCAAACATGGTTAAGACTATAGGGGTGACTAATGGGCTACAAAGAGAATCGTAAGCGTGAAGCAGAGCGTTGGGGTGATATGGCTAACGAGATTAGGTATGGTAGACGTATTGGTAAAAGCCAAATGGGTAGATATGCCCAACAGTATGGAGAAGCTCTGCATGAATCGCTGGAGCTACAAACAGTAACTGAGCCGCAGTATCTGCAAGCCAGAGGTGATAACCGGGCATTGAAGATTTCGCAGGCACTGATGGATGAAATTAAAACTAGGTGGTTACTGATGCCTCAACCCCACCACTTCACTATTACCGGGATAGTGTATTGGGCCGACCAAATCAAGGAGGATCACAAACGTCGCCACTTATATATGGCCGGTGGAATCGTAGTAACAACACTCTGCGTTAACCCTAAACGTGGTGTATGGAAAATCTTTATTCGCTTTGCTCAGTGAGGACGTATGGAACATAAGTGGTTACCGCCTAAAGAATTACAGCTCATAAACGAGAGGCAGTTTAATCGCCGTCATATCGACGGATACATCCGTAAGGAGTTGTTTGAAGGTGAAGAGAATCTGCTGCCAGAAGTGGCACAGGGTGTGGAACTACTGAAACAGTGGATGGCCGAGCAGTATTACGACAGCAAAGCTGTCCGTCTACATCATCTGGCTCAACTGGATCTGGAAAAACTCGTCACCGAGATATTCGTGGGTGTCGTGTACTTCCAGGCCGAGACTCCACTGGTCAATGCCATTGGTCAACTGGCTTCACGCATCGGCTTCGACGATAAGCGTGATAGCGTGCAGACCATTGCCGAAGTGCTGGCTGTATTGGCTGAAACCGATGTGTTTGACCTCATCAAACGTCACCGTAACAGCCCAATCCAGATTCAAAGTAACATCACCTTTAGTGAAGAGTTAGGCAATTTCATTGCATATTCATGCTATTTGCCACCACTGGTTTGTGAGCCTCAGAAGCTCGTGAACAACCGTTCAACCGCCTATTACACCCACCAGAACGACTCGCTCATCCTGGGTGGAGGGTTCAACCATCATGACGGAAACATCTGCCTTGATGTACTCAATTCACGCAATAGCGTTCCTCTGTCCCTGGATGTGGAGTTCCTATGTACAGTGGAAGAGGAACCAACTCACGATCTCGATTCTATTGAGAGCGACGAGGATTTATCCGATTGGCAGGTAGCCGACATGATCCGTAAGCAGAAGGATAACTGGGCTGCTTACAAAGAGCAGTCCTATTACTTCTACTCGCTCATGGTGAACCAGGGCAACCGGTTCTATTTGTCGAATAAAGTTGATAAAAGGGGTAGAATGTACTCTCAAGGTTATCACATTAACTGCCAGGGGACATCTTTCAAAAAAGCCTCGATCAACTTAGCTGATACGGAGGTTGTCACTGGAGTACCAGAGGAGTTCAAACGTAAATGAAACCAAGAAAAAATGTAGTGGGTGAAGTATATGGCCGTTTAATCATTACTGATGATGCCGAGTCTTGCACTAAAGACCGTAGAGTGTGGGTTAAATGTGATTGTGGGAAAGAAAAAATTGTACTGCTCAATAGCTTACGTAGGGGGGAAACAACTTCATGTGGTTGTTACAACCAAGAAGTTATTACCAAACACGGTCAGTCCACATCTCGAATTTACAAGATCTACAAAGGTATGATCAATCGGTGTAGTAACCCAAATATAAGTGGTTACCACAATTATGGGGGTAAAGGGGTTACTGTATGCAAAGAATGGTTGGATAGCTTTGAGGCTTTCTATGGTTGGGCTATGCAAGCAGGTTATTGCGACGTACTAACCATTGAGAGAAAAGACCCTGATGGCAACTACGGGCCTTCAAATTGCACCTGGGTTACAGAATACCTGCAACAGCGTAACCGACGTAAAAAATCGGGTACATCATCCAAATACATTGGTGTAAGCCGTTGTAAACAAACAAATAAATGGCTATCAATTATAAAAATTCACGGCAAAGCCAAAAACCTGGGACGTTATAGTACCGAGGTCGAAGCTGCTATGGCTCGTGATAAGTACATCACAGAAAACCACTTAGACGGTTTCTCGTTAAATTTCAGGAAATGAGGATTAACTTATGCAACATACTATCAACTTCGGTACTGGCTTCCAACGTTTCAATGGCTGGGAGTATCTCTGCATTGATGCTGCCAACCACTATGGCATGGACAAAGAGCTGTTCGAAACTCGCATTCAGTTTATTGAAGATAACATCGACAACCTGGATCTGCTGGCTGATAAAGCTGAGGAACCAGAGCTGTTCCGTAAAGCCAGTATGGTAATTGACCGTGCTCGTCGCGGTCTGGCCGTAGGCCACATCGTACACTTCGATGCCTGCTGTTCTGGTATCCAGATTATGTCAGCCCTGACTGGCTGCATTGCTGGTGCCTACAACACTGGCATGATTGATCCGCGTCAGCGTATGGATGCGTATAGCAACACCACCACCGAGATGAACAGGCTACTGCTGGAGTCTGGACACGCTACCATCACTGTTCCACGTAAGGACGTGAAACAAGCCGTAATGACCTCTGGCTACGGCTCAAAGGCCGTGCCAAAGCGTGTATTCGGTGAAGGTGACATGCTGGACACGTTCTACAATGCAGCGATGATTATCGCCCCTGGTGCCTTCCAGTTAATGGATGAACTCCTGGGTTCATGGCGTCCATTCGCCCTTAATCACACGCTGGTGTTCCCGGATGGGTTCACTGCCGTGATTAAGGTCATGGAAACGAAGGAAACCAGAATTGAAGTGGATGAACTCGACCACGCTACCTTCACTCTGCAATACAAAGTGAATGAGGGTACTGAACGTGGCCGGGCCAACGTTGCTAATACCATTCATGGCTGTGATGCCTATCTCCTGCGTGGCATTGAGCGTCGTTGCAACTACGATCCTGCGGTTGTGTGCGTTGCTAGTGAGATACTGGTCAGCGCTCAGCAAATGCGTGCCTCCGGCACGAAGAAGCAGGCTCTGGGTGAAGTAGATGACTTCACCACTCTGGCGAAGCTGGGCATGAAAGCGAAAATTGCTGACCTGTCTCTGCTGCCTCTGCTGACTGCTGACAACGTTCACAAGCTGCCAGACTGGATGCTGAACAAACTGGTAAGCATCACCGACGACATGCTGACTTACAAACCGTTTCCGGTTATCACGGTGCATGATGCGTTCGGTTGCCATGCAAACAACTGCGATATCACCCGTTACTGGTACAAAGAGATCATAGCCGACTTCGCTGATAGCGAGATGCTGGCTATGCTCATGAACCAGTTATATCAGACCACTGATGGTGTCTACGACAAACTGTCCCCAGACCTGGGTGACAAAATTAGGAACTCAAACTATGCACTTTCTTAAAGTCTGGTGGCACAAGCGTCAAGCCAGAAAAGCACGTATTGCGTTCGATAACCTCACGTACATGTATCAGTGTGGCATCGACGTAATCAACATCGTTACAGGCGGTGAGTATAACCGTCTGGTTAACGTTTACAATAAGCACGTTCTCTGGCTTAAAGAGAATGATCCGAAGTACCCAAAATAATCACCAGCCACCCCGAAGGGTGGCTATTTCATTGAGGTATCAATTATGGAACTTTTACACAAACTACCTAGTGACAACGTGCCAGTCGGGAGAATGAATATCCCGCTGTCCCTGGTGTCCACAACCAAAGCCAGCCTGTTAGCTGGACTACAAGAAGTGGGAGTGCGTATCACACCGGCCCATCGTCAAGAGGAAGTCATGCGAGTCCATCTGCCCACCTTCGGTGTGGTAGGTGTCGCTGTCTACAAGGACGGGGAGGATAACCTTATTCGATTGTACCGGGAGTAGATATGGCTCAGTTCTTAGGTTATCAGCATGTTACACAAAACACCCAGATCATATACCTGACTCAGGCCAAGCTGGATGAGTTCAAGACCAAAAAGCTCTTAGGGCTTAAGATCATTGAGCTGGCCGGTGATTTCACCAACATAGCCGATGCTGTTCTGGTGTTGAAAGATCATGGCCTAGCCGAGATTCAATCTGTACTGAATCATCAGGACAACACCCAGACGCTCCGCTTCAAACTTAAATAATGGCTGGCCTCCGGCCAGAATGCGGATTGACGCTTTCGCGTCTGCATAACTTAGTTTTGCATTTTCCCTGAACCGGACTCCCCATCTTAGGGAGTCCGTATTTTTTCATATAGTTTTGAACCTTACTTAGTATGTGTCAAAAGTTTTAAACCTATATGTTAAACAGTCCAAAATGAGACAGTCTGACTAACCGAACCTATAGGCTAAATCAAGCTACCTATAACTTAAATTAGGGGATAAAACCTATGTTTACATTGGCTCATTTTACCGCTGACTATTTAAATAACTGCCTTCCAAATAGGCAGCCATTAAAAACAGCAAGCCCGGAAGCCAAACGTAATGTATTGCATCGTATGGCAAAAGTATTAATCACTGGTGACCGATTCCTTAACAACGAATACGTTGAAGTGAACGGCTGCTACAAGCTCAGGAGAAACAGCAATGTCCCTAAGTAAAGATATGGATCGTAAAGTCCGTCTGGCGTTGGGCCAGTACAGTGAATGGCAAGTTGCCAGTATGTATAACCTTCGCGTCGGTGCAGTCCGAGCCATTAAGCTGGAGATGGATGATGAACATCGTCAGTTCAATGCACGTATTCAGCAGGATCTATTTAGACAAACCTTCAAACTGTCCGGTACGGTAACTGGACGCATACCAAGCCTAGTACCAGAAGGTCTGCATATTAACCCTCGTGGGTATGAACAGCATCTTCCCAACCTTGACTACGCTGGTTTAGAAGCCCGTGTCATGGCTGGTTTCTTTACGCCTAATGGTCAGCCGACTCCAGCATTCTGGGGCTTCATAAGCCAGTATGTGAAGAAGTCCGGCCACACCATGTTGGATATCCTGCACGACCAGGAAATTTATGCCCCAGAACAATTAGAACGTGCTCTGGATATTGACTCTCAACTGGAGGACATGACACCGGAGCAACTGGCTTCGCTATTGCATCGTGTCTCTAAAAAGGTTTATGAACATGCAATCGCAGATCCCACTAGCCCCAGTGCCAATGTTTCGGACGGCGAATAACGTCAACGAAGCACTCTCTGAAATTAAAGCGCACCTGTATCCGTATGACGAGAACACGGTGCATTCCCTGGTAATGATGTACCACAACACCCTTCTGAAAGACCTGGGTGCCCGTGAAGTACATCTGCCCGCAGGCCATACCATGAACTGCGAACCAACTCGTTACCTGGATATCGATGAAATTGCCCGACTATTAGGGCAACAAGGCATCCTGGTAACCATAGAAGAGGTGGAGAATTAATGTCTAAGCTCAATGCCCGCAAAGAATTTGAAGACCATGTTCGCGAAGTATCCAGCGTGAAATGTGCAATCCTTTCTTGGGGCGATCCAAACTGTAGCTGGCGTGATGAGGATGTGGAGCGTGTGCTCTTATATCCTGGTTTCACTGATCAGGATTACAACGAGTTCCTCAGACGTATTAACACTAACTATGATAGTGGTTTCGGCGGGCAGGAACTTTATGGAACCATCTGGTATACGGATGGTACGTGGTCAGATCGACGTGAATACGATGGCTCAGAATGGTGGGAACACCAATCGTGCCCAACGTACCCGGAAGAGTTCAATCACGCCTGTATCACAGTATCACCGGATTCCCCTAAGTTACTGGGGTAATGCCCTCCTGGCATGGAGGCAGCGTGATTAAGCTCAAGTCCTTCTGGTGCCGGGTATATTACGGGCAATCCAAGCCCAGTAACTACGCCAAGCGCATTGTCATCGTTTACCGTAGGATTACCTGGCTTAACCCTGAACCAACGTTCAGGGAAGCTATGATGCTTCGTTTCAAGCATCGAAAACAGGTGTCCTACAACACGGCCACTGACCGACTGTATCTCTATTCTCATTTCAGAAGATGGGAGACAGTCACGAGGCTGGATGAAAGCAAACCGTTCGAGGGATTCTATGCACACCTTAACCAACGTGATCGAGAACCCCCATTCGAACTCAACGAAGACGGTGACGGTTACGAAAACCAGGACGAAGACTGATACCCTCTTCGTCATCCATATCCACGAGGAAAGGTATTCAACCGACCGTCAAGGCCGGTCAATGTATTCTGACTCAGTAAAAGAACTTGTCCTATGGAAATCCGAGATGGAAGACTTCCGGGCCACCCTGGAACAAGCCATGCTGTTTCTGGAGGCCGAGTGATTACCAAAAAGCATCCCCATCCTGATCGTCGTCAGGAGATCTGCGACCGCATTATGAAGCGTGTAGATATCCGTGACTGCGGTTACCGAGTAAACGGTATCGTATCCCCCTGTCATGTTTGGACTGGCCCCACTTCGGGCGAAGGACGTGGTGGAGGCTATGGCCGTATCAGCATCAACTCACAAACATGTGCCACTCACATTGTGATGGCTACTCACTATTTCGGTTATATCCCCGGCAATAAGCAGGTGGATCATAAATGCCGTAATAGGCTCTGCTGTAACCCTAAACATCTCGAACTGGTAAGCCAGAAAGAGAATTGTAAACGTCGTGATAAAGCCTTGAAGGAGGCCAAGTGAAAAAAGTAATTGCTCTGTTGACTGCCTGCGTAGTCTTTGCGTTAGCTGGCTGTACGGACGCTAATCAAGCGGCCCTGTTCTCTTATGGCAGCAAAACCAGTGTTGAATGCTGGTCAGGCGGTCAGAAGATCTTCACCGATGAGTCAACCGGTAAGGTGACCATCGATCAATCGGGTATCTACTACAAGTCGGTCAAGACCGGCAACCTGGTACATACCTACGCTGACTGCATTATCAGTCAGGAGTAAGTCCCTAAGCCGGATTATCAATAGTCTGGCTTGTGAATCTTATTTCCCCAACTCAGGTATCGATCATGAAAAAATTTATTGTTGTTGCTGTCGCTGTTCTCTCTCTGTCTGGGTGCGTCGTCAACACGCCTGCACCTGCTCCGCAGGTTACGGCTGTTGCCTCCGCCCCGGCTGATGTGTGGTGTATGAGTTCTGCCGTTGAAAACGGTGTCGAACGTGATCTGGGCGTTGCCTTCGTCCGTGACTATGGCAACCGCTTCACCATCATTAACCGTGCAGGTGTGGTCACCATCGTGTCACCGAACCTGCCTTACGTTAAGTCCAGCTCAGCCATTGGCTATGACAAGCTGGGCCTGTTGTATTCCAAAGGCTTAAACAAGTATGCCGGTTTCTACGGCGTATTTCGTACTGCTGGTAAAGGCCAGCAATCCATCACATTCGATTGCCGTTAAGAGGTCATCATGATTCTGCCAGAACAGGAACAAGTAGCGGGCATTCTGAACCGCGTATTAAACGCATACGTTAAATCCGAAGGTGTGATTCGCCCCCACTTCATCCTCGCTGGTGAATCTGGGACGGGGAAATCCCACCTCATCAAAACTCTGACCAAAGAGCACAAGATCCCCTACCTGGAGATCAATGCCGCTGGCTTGACCAAAGAAGGGGTGTCTGGTAACTCATTATCCAAAGCCCTAACTCCGTTAGGCAATATGGATCCGAGCAAAGCTCTGGTCATCTTTGTTGACGAGTTCGATAAGCTGTTCACCAATGGTGCGAGTGATAACACTCATGAAGCACTGGCCGGTGTCCAGAACGAATTTCTGACCATGCTGGAAAGTGAAACTGCCAGCGTATTCGGTGACTACGGCCACTACAAAAAAGTGAACGTAGGTAAGACGTTATTCGTCTTCGCCGGGGCATTCAATGGTCAAACTGATCTCAGCGAAGATAAGCTCCGGGAAATGGGTGTACGCACCGAGTTCCTGGGCCGTGTCTCGCTCTTGTTTCAAACCAGTCGTATCAGCCTGGAGTCGATGGAATCTGCCGTTGATGCCAACAAACTGATACCTGCTTACTGCGACGTGTTCAATAAGAACCCGAAGACAGTCTGTAAGCACATCAAAGCACAAGTCCGTATCGCCCATGAGCACAGCTCTATTGGCGTTCGTTTAATCAATCAACTGGTTCACCAGTATTTCTTACAGGGTTAATCTCATGACTACCAAAGTACGTTTAGACAAAGCTGTACCATTCGTTGAACGTGTTCTGAAAAAACAACTGGTGCCAATGCTGCACGGTTCACCGGCTATCGGTAAGTCCGATATCATGCGTTCTATCGCACTCAAATTTAACCTGCTGCTGATTGACGTTCGCCTCAGTACGTATGACCCGGCTGACATGAACGGCCTGCCGTACTTCAATACGTCCGGTGCCCGCAACATTGCGGAGTATGTACCGTTCGACGTGTTCCCAATCGAAGGCGATGAACTGCCGGTTATCCGCGACAAAGAAGGCAATATCACCCACACCTATAATGGTTGGTTGGTATTGCTGGATGAGTTGCCGTCTGCGGCTCCGTCCGTACAGGCTGCGGCGTTTAAACTGATCCTCGACAAGATGGTCGGGCAACATAAGCTGCACTCCCGTGCATTGCTGGTGGCTGCTGGTAACCTGGAAGATGATGGTGCCATTGTCAATCCGTTACCTACTCCGTTGCAGTCTCGTATGATCAACTTCCTGGTGCATACCGATCTGGAATGCTTCATGAAGTATGCTCTGAAACAGGGTATTGATTATCGCATCGCTGCGTTCCTGGAGTTCAAGCCAGACTATGTTCACCAGTTCAATCCTGACCATGACGATCTGACGTTCGCTGCTCCGCGTACCTGGATGTTTCTGGACAAACTGATCCGTGGTGAGCGTATCGAAGACCATGACCTGCCATTAATTGGCGGTTGTGTGTCCTCCGGTGTGGGTGCTGAATTTATGGCGTTCTGTAAAGTATTCGACAGCATTCCTAAGCTAGCCGATATCATTGCTGACCCAATGAAAGCACATTGCCCGGACTCTGACGATAATCCTTCTCTGGTTTATGCTCTGGCCGGTTCTCTGGCTCAGCACGCCACGGATAAGAATATCGACAAGCTCGTGCCGTACATCGAACGTATGGACATGGAGTATCAGGTAATCACATTCCGCCATATTCTGGCTCGTGATATGAAACTCTCATCCCATACTGCAATGACAGACTGGATCAAGCGTAACAGCTCTCAGATCTGGCATTAATCCCCCTGGGGCTTCGGCCCCAAACTTAATTGGAGACAGTCAATGCCCTTAATTCACACCTTTGCTTCACTCCCGGAATCTCTGAAAAGCATGGCTATCGAGCTGGCACTGATTCGTGCTCGTCAGGATCATTATGGCAATCTGCGTAACATCGTAGAGCAAGCCGTAGCTGCTGCGGCTGCTGCTGCCGATATGGAAGTGAGCGTGAAACCACGCGTAGCAGTTGACCCTGCTAAGCCTGGTGCCGAAGAAACTGCAACCATGCAGGCTGAACCGGCTGGCGTTAACCCAGAGTACAAAGACCCAGATATCTTCGATCCTAATCAAGACGATACCCTGGATGCTTTGGGCTATTTCCGGGAATCCCTGCTTAATGCTGCTAAACCAGAAAAGCATTGTGGTCGTCCTGACTGTCAGGCGTGCAACCACATGTTCGGTGAGCTGAAAGCTGACGAACCAGCAAACAAAATGCGCTTCCAGCAGGTTGATCGCAAAGAAGGCTTACTCGGCCCGGTAGATATCTACCGTAGCTCAGTAAACCCACTGGTTTATGCCATCATGAATCGTGGCAAAACTGCACTGGTTGAAAGCTCCAATATCGAGCTGATGCCGTATCAGGCAGCAGTTGAAATTGTCCGTATCCACGGTAAAGAAGACCGTTCTATCGTAGGCTAATTCGAGGGACTACCATGAGCAAAGATCCGTGGCTGAATGTCTCGCCTCGCATGTCAGGGCGTGATTTCAAAAGTCAATACGAACAGAACTGGGCTTCCCAGTTCGAAAAAGCCGAAGAGATAATCGTGGTAGTTCCCTCTTTCTACATGGAAGAGGCAAAGCGGATCATACTGCCGCTGCAAGACGAGATGCAGTTATCATTTGATCACTACCTCCAGTCTAATCCCCTTTACCTCTTTAATCGCTATATCAAACCAACAGCCGGTAAGCCAGGTGAGAAACTGGCCGAGGCTTATATCCCGCATTGCATCATCAATGCCTCGAAAGAGCCAATGCAACCAGAGTCCGGGCTATACCGGGCACGGGTGGACATGTACTACTGGCTTCGGCCAACGATGTTCATGCTTCATCAGTGGATGGTGGTTGATACGCGCGAAGGCATTAAAAAAGATATGCTGCTCCTGGATAGGTTCCTCAGCCAGCTTCCCTGGCGAGAACTGACCCAAGAGGCAGTCGAACTTAAAACCCTCCGACTACTGAAAGGTAACGATGATGGACTTCCGAAAACTCATGTCGAAGGCCAAAATTGGTCTTTTGACTAAAGAAGAAATGATCTTCTTCACCCATATCATCATGGGTAGTAAACATCTGGTGGACAACAGCCCGGATAATCAGACGGCGTACACCGATGGCCTCAACTGCTATTACAACGAAGAGTTCTTCGGCAAGCTGACCAACGATGAGCGTGAATTTCTGATTGCTCATGAGGGGCTGCATATTGCATTTGAGCACTGCACCGAACGTGCCAAAGGTATGGATCCCGACCGTTGGAACCGTGCGGCTGACCATGTAATTAACCTTATCCTCACCAGTGTAGGCATGAAGATGCCTGCCGGTGGCCTCTGCGATCCCCAGTATCGCAACCTCTCAACTATGCAGGTGTATCGCCTACTGGAAGAAGAGGACAAAGCCAATGGTGGTGCTGGCGGCGGTGGTACTATGGCTGGATGTGCCCTACCTGACTTACGTGAGCCGAAAGGCCCGAAAGAGCAGGAAGTACGTCAGCAGATCAAACAGCAGGTCGAAGAACTGGTTATGCGTGGTAAGGCGATGGCAGAGATGGCTGGCAAAATGCCAAGCAATATCGGCCCGGACTTACAGCGTCTGATCGACGGTATCCTTAAGCCTGCCATTCCCTGGCAGCGTGTGCTTCGTCGTCTGATGTTTGCCATGACTAAAGGTGACTTTAGCTGGTCAAGACCTAATCGTCGTTATCAACCAATGGGTATGTATTTGCCAAGCCAATATTCTCCTGGTTTAGGCCCAGGCTCTTTCGGTTGGGACGTATCCGGTTCCGTCTCGGAAAAGGTGTTTAACTTCTTCGTAAGTGAAACTCACCATGTCCTGAAAGGCTTCAACCCGGACTACATCGACGTTATGCAATTCGACCACAAGCTGGTAAGCAAAAACCGTGTCCGTAATTTGAAAGCCCTGCTGAAAATTGAAATGGGTGGTGGTGGTGGTACAGTCATCGACGAGCTGATGCAGTCTTATACCAAAGATGGCTCAAAATGGCTCATCGTCCTAACTGATGGTTATATAGCCCATCTCCATAGTGTCCCTAATCCTGGTAAGCCAGTGATCTGGGCAATTTACAACAATCCGAACTTCATCCCCCCATTCGGACAAGCCGTGCATTTCAAAATGCCCGACGAGGATTAATATGTCTGTAAAGCCGAAGCCTACTGTAGAACGCTTCTGGCCTAAAGTGGACATCACCCCTGATGATTCCTGTTGGGAATGGTTGGGGGCAAAAAACACGAATGGTTACGGGAAAATATGGGATCCTCCCAGATTCGTTGCAGCTCATCGCTTTAGCTACGAGTTAGCCAACGGCCCCATACCAACCGGATTATTACTCAGGCATACCTGCGACAATCCGGGATGTGTAAACCCAGCCCACTTGATCACCGGAACGACTCAGCAAAATATTCAGGATAAGATCGACAGAAACCGTGGGAATAATGGTATTAAGCACGGTCGCTCAGTTCTAACGAACGAAGCTATTCTGGAAATTAAATCCAGTAAATTAACGGGGCGAGCACTCGCCAAACAGTTCAACGTCAGTCCATCTTGCATTTCTAAAATCAGGAATGGTAAAGCTTGGCAACACATTTCGGAGGACGATTGATCCTCTAAGAGGTAATCATGTCCGAGGAAGTAGTAAAACTTAATGCTGATCAGGATAATGGTATCCAGGTCATGCACGGGTTCCTCTCAAGCTCTACTGAACGCTTTATGGTTCTGGAGGGTGCCGGAGGAACCGGTAAAACTTTCGTAATTAAGCATTTTGTGCGTACCCTGCACGACTATCACAAGACCCGTAAACTGCTAGACATGAAAGGTAAAACCAATCTGCCTATCCATTTCACCGCGACTACTAACAAAGCGTGTGAGGCAATGGAGCTGCAATTACGTGGCCTGAATGCCTCTATAACAGGCGGTGATGAAATTGAGATGAATCCCCAGGTGAAGACTATTCATAGCTTCCTGGGGCTGACTATGGCCCCGGATCCACAGAATCCCCGAAGGGATATTCTTGCCGACCGGGACTGGCAATTTAATGCCGGTAAATCCATCGTCATCATTGACGAGGCCAGTTACATCGACGATGAACTCTGGACGTGGATCAAGCAGAAAACCAACAAGGATACGAAAGTCATCTTTGTTGGTGATCCTGCCCAGCTCACTAACGGAGATGGTAACAGTCTGCCAGCTTTCGAGTCTGGCTTCCGTAAAGCAGAGCTGCACATTGTGGAGCGATTCGATACGAATACCCCGATCTTCAAACTGGCTACCGAGCTGCGTCGTCGTATCCTTGCCAAAGATTTTAATGTGCCCGTCTGCCCTATCGACGGTAAACATATTATCTGGTTACCTCGCCCGGACTTCGACCGGCTGATGGTACAGGATATGACTGCCGAGGACTGGACTTTCGCCACCAGCAAATTCCTGGCTTACAGGAATGACCGGGTGCAGAAGTACAACAAAGGCATCAACAGTCTCAGCACTGGTACTCGTGAGTTCCAGGCAGGTGACTACGCAGTAAATAACCACTATGTCTCAGGACGTAAGGGTAGTGGCGGCATCCGTACCGATGGTATGGTGTATATCGACGCCCTTGAAGCCAGTGTGGAACATGGCGAAGCAGGGTTCTGGGTGTACCTGGATGGTGATGATAAGCGTAAGTTCTTTATGCCAAATGACCATAAGGCCAAACAGAAAATCATTAATCGGTTATATAGGGAGTATGAGAAATCTACCGACCGTAAAGCCGGTGAAGCCTATCTGTACCAGATGAACCAGGTGAAAAATAACTGGGTGGATCTTCGCCCGGTGTTTGCCCAGACGATTAACAAATCGCAGGGTTCCACCTATCGTCGTGTCTATATTGACCTGGCTGATATCGGGTTCTGCCGCAACAAAGAGATGCTTATGCGCTTACTTTATGTTGCGTGCTCACGCGCCCGTAAACAGCTATTCCTTACGGGAGATTTGTATTAATGATCAAAGATCTGACGACCAAAGATAAACAGTTGGTGGTTAGCCAACTGCTGCGGTCACTGTATGAGAAAACCGAAGAGTTCTATAGGGATGCGATCTATAACATCGCCATACGAAACCAGGAAGCAAAGAAGTCGCCTCTGCTGACTTTCCGCTTCTCAGGTCAAACGTATAAGTTTGAGAGTGGCGTGGTTCGCTTTCCTCAGACTCTGGCCGGTTTCCTCCAGGGTGAGATGAACATCATCGTAACTGCCCGGCGTGCTCTGGACGTAGAGACTGCACAAATCCAAGCAGCCCTCGTTGCAGCATCGTCCCGGTGCGAGAGTGTAACTCATCTGTATCAACTGCTCCCAGAGCTTCTCCATCCACGTATGGAGGCTATGGGAATCCAACGAGAACTGGATACCGATAACTTCGTCCCATTAACGGACGAACAGGTAGCCGAGTTCAAACTCAAACATAAGGACAATCTGGATATCCTGTTTCAACGGGTAACCAAGAACGTCCTGGGGGTAATTCAATGACCACTGAAACAATTGTAAAGGTAGGCGACTATGAAGTTAGCCATACTAATGGTACTCACTTTGTTGCTCGTCGTAACGGCCAGTTATTTCGTGACATTACTGGAGATAACCTGGTTCTGGCCCTGGTTAGCCGCATTGACCAGTTAGAGAAGGCATTTACTCAGCCGACTCCTGATATGGTTCAGGCTGGTCTGGCCGAAGTACAAAATATTTTGGACGGTTGGTCGGAAGACTCTATTGTTTATCCCGATGACGTGACTGACGCCATGGCATCTGATCTGGCCGTCTTCGTACTCCAGGCTATGGCAAGTAAACTGCCGAAGGTAGGTGAATAATGGGAAACTCTTTTGTTGACCAACTCTGCCAATATCGTATCGCTTTGATACCTCAGTATGAGGGTGGATGGCAGGCTGACATGTACGGTGAGCATGAGTATGTGATTCATGCTGCTACCGGGCTGAATCCGCAGGAAGCTGTAGATAAAGTCATCAAGATTTATAAGGCAGGTGAATGATGGCTAATGCGAGTTTAATAACTACTTCCAGTTATTCTCTGCAATTGAACAACCTTTCTGCTGAGCAAGTAGTTGCTCTGAAAGTGTTAGTTCAAAACCCACCTTCTGGTGTCAAGCCGGAGCAAGAAACTCAACCCCATAAAGAGTTACGGGAAGTGATCTGGAATGCGTGTAAGAACGTTTACCCATAACAAACCAAGCCAGATTTAATCTGGCTTTTCTTTTTAAAAGCCTTTCTAAATCTTACTTAAGGATTTGCAAAATGAATGTATCTGACTCTACTCAATTGGCTACTTCCGCTACTCTGGGTGGTGGTAAAACTATCGACTTCGGTATCACCGATGATCCGGCGTTCTTCCAGATCCTGTCTGCGAACCTGTATTCAAACCAGAAGTTAGCTGTAGCCCGTGAGGTGCTCTGCAACCTTTGGGATGCACATATTGACGCGGGTAAAACCAATGTGCCCGGTCTGGTGCGTATCAGTGAAGACTTTGTTCTGACCTTCCGTGATTACGGTAAGGGTATCGCCCCAGAAAGTATGGGTGCGGTATACGGCACCTATGGTGCGTCTACCAAAAAGAACGACAGTAAATCCACTGGTGGCTTTGGCCTGGGCTGTAAGTCACCGTTCGCGTATACCGACAGCTTCCGTGTCACGTCTTACCATAATGGTACGATGTCGGTGTACAACATCACCAAGTCCTCAGTCGAATCCGGTGGTAAGCCAGGGATCACTGAAATCATGTCAGCTCCGACTACGGAGTCTGGCCTTGAGGTCAGTATCCCAATCGAAGAGAACGATGTGTACGAGTTCCTGACGTATATTCGTTATATCGCGATGCACGGCGAGATGAACATCGAGCTGAAAGTTGAAGGGTATTACTCCAACTCCAGCAAACCGTTACTACCTAAACTGGGTATGTCTACGGAACCGGGTTCCTACTCGTTCAGTAGCAACACCTGGTATCAGGACTACATGGGTTACCATGAGATCTTCATCCGTTATGGTGGTGTGATGTATCCGGCTCTGGATACTCCGGCCACCCGCCCGGCTCTGGATACCATTAAGCGTTTCATGCAAATCATCGCCGTGGATCGTATTGTGGTTCAGGCTGCTCCTGACACTCTGGCATTGACCCCAAGCCGTGAAGCTTTATCAAGCCAGAAGATGACAGAGAACGGTGTGGTTGACCTCTGCCTTAAGCTGACCGAACGTGTTGAGAAAGACATTCGTGCCAGCATCCCGGCAGATGCCAAACGTGTAGCCCAATACATCACCAGCCTTAGTATCAACCAGCTCCATACGACGAAGTGGATTAACTGGGTTAGCTTTATGCCGTCGCTGTCTCAGCATTACATCCTGAGCAGCTTGGGCGAGTGCTTCCGTAAGCATTACAAATCCATGATGCGTAATGCAGAGATGGAAGTGTATCGGAAAGCCTTTAAAGGGCATAAGTTCCAGAAGCAGATCCTGAAAGCGGTGTATGCAGCGAAGGAGTCAAAGAATGAGCTGTCTTATCGTAAGCTGTTCTGGCAATTTGTGGCTAAACCAATGCTGAAAGTGATGAAGCATCCTGACCTGAGTATGGGTAGCCTCCGCTCCCTGGTCTGGTCGCCGTATCGTAACCTGCGTACCCGTAACCATCATGTCTATAACGACAATATGAATCTTCGTGCAATGGCTACAATGTTCCAGAAACCGGTGGTATTCGTAACCACCCGGTTGAAGGAAATCACGTACTCGTGCAGCTACTGGCCGGGCTTCGAAAACCGTGCCCACAACCGTAACTATTACGTGTACCACATCGGTAAGAAGAAGAACGATGGCATCAAAGAACGTGCAGCTTTTTCTGCTGCGGGCTGGGAGGTCGTTGATCTGACACTTAACCATGAGTGGGATCCGGTCGTACAGAACCGTAAGGCTCGTGTCGCCAAAGAGAAACCAGTCAAGTCGAAGGTATCCAATGGTCTTATTCCATTACGGAATATCTGTGAGCCTACTAAGAACGGATTCGTATTTGACCGTTCCAGTATTAAAGATAAATCCGAGTGGGAAGGTTGGGTGGATGCTCCAATCTTCTACGTTGACTATGCTGCCGTTAAATACACCAAACTGGGGCGCTATTGCGTACCGGCTATGTTGACTGACGACATGCTGGACAACGCGGTAGTAGTGCGTACCGGCGTAGAACGCAACATGGCTATTAAGCGCGGTGCTGTTCACATCGACCAGTATTTCCTGAAACCTATGTTGGAGATCTATTTCAGCAAAGAGATGAAGGAATATCTAACTCGTCACCGTAGCCCTGACCTCAGCAACATCCACGACATTAAATCTCCAGTCCTCCGACTGGTTGAGTCGCTGGGTATCAAGCTACCTGGCTTGAAGAAGCTGACCTATCGTGCCGACCTGGAACGTGTGCTGGACGTTATCGACAATAACAGCCTGTACCGTTTGTTGCAGGACGAAGTTATCACCGAAGCCGAGTACGATCAGGCTCTGGCGGTTAACAAATATAAACTCCAGGAGTTCTCCTGGATTAAGCAACTCAAGTCAGTCATGAATGACTTCGTTATTGAAACCATCGGTATCGATGAACTTCGTGACCTGCTTGCGTCAAACCCGGAAAGAAAAGCTGCTTTCCGATCCCTCGTTTTAATCGCGATGAAAAACGGAACTAAAAAATGAACAAATCTGTAGTGGTTGTGGCGGTGTCAGTAGACGCTCGCCACGTCATCCTGTTCTCACCGGATGGCAGCAGTGTCACTCTGGTACAGGGTGACCCCCGCATCACTAATATCATGGCTGCGGTAAAAGAACCTCTCTCCGAGGTTCCTCCGCGTCCGGTAGAAGTGTCGCTGGAAATGCCTCGCCCTATCATGGAAAACCCTGAATTTGGCGAAGCAGAGCAAGCCAGTGGTGGTGTAATACGTTTCTTCAAGGTAGCGAAGAAAAGCATTGCCGACTGGTTTAAAGACGAACCTGAACCGGCTCCTGCCGTTGCTGATCCTGCACCATCTGCCTACGTATCACCCCAGACTCTGGGCGTGGTGCCGGGCAGTGAAGTAGAGCCTGCGGAGGAGGTAACCCTCGAACCGGGTAATTACGATGTACTACTGACTGATTACCTGGATGGGAATAAGGTTGCTGTTATTAAGGCTATCCGTGTAACTACCGGTGCTGGCTTTAGAGAGTCTGCTGATCTGGTCAATGCGTCTAAGCCCGTGATGATCGCCACCAGCGTAACAGCCGCTAAAGCTCAGGATATTCGTGAGCAAGTGTTGCTGGCTGGTGGTCAGGTACAACTGGTGAAAACCCCGACTGGGGATAAGCCAGTAATTGAACCTGCTGCTCCACTGGCTCCGGTTGCCCCGGCAGAGAAAACCATTGAAGAGAAGTTGGCTGAGGCCAATGCTCGTCTGGATATTCTCGAAGCCGAAGGCATCAAGCCGAGCGATCCGAAGTTCAAAGAAGGACTTAAGGAAGATGAAACAGTCGTCGCCGTTACCAACGGTGGCCGTACCATCATCCCGGAAGCTCAGCATCTGGGCAATCAGCTCAAAGCTGCAACCACGCTTAAAGACTTCACCGGCTTCCAGAAATTCCTGGAACGTCTGGGTACTGTCGTCAACAAGCGTCGTTTCAGTGTTGAAGATCTGATGAAGTTCATGAAGCATGGCGACCTACCAATTGCTGATGACGGCTCCATTGTGATCTACAAACGTCTGACCAAATCCGGTAAGGACAAGCAGGGCCGTGACATTTACGTGGACGTTTACTCCCGTTGTGTCACCCAGCGTGTCGGCTCCCGCGTCTTCATGGATGAAAGTCTGGTTGACCCAGATCGCCGTCAGGATTGCTCCAATGGACTGCATGTTGCAGCACTCAGCTATCTGCGTAGCTTCTATGGCGAAATTACCATTATCGGTAAGGTTGCCCCGGAAGACGTTATCGCGGTGCCGGAGTACAGCAACAATAAAATGCGTGTTGCTGGTTACGATATCCTGGCCGTACTGGACAAAGGCCAGACTGCCACCGTTAACAACGGCGGTAAACTGTCGAACGTCAAAGGCGGTGCTGAACTGCTCAATGCTGTTCTGCGTGGTAAGCACATCAAGATTGACCAGACCGTACAAATCGGCGGTGCTCAAGGCACTAAGCTGACCATTACGGATCTGGAGGATGTGGATTCTACCGTTGCACCCCTGCAACCAGAAGATATCCGCAACACCAATCTGGACATTCCTGATGCGGAAGGTGCAATCCCACCGGAACCGTCTAAACCGGTACTCCCGGCTGACCTCAAGCCAGTGAAAGATGCTCCGGCTAATAAAGTGGAAAATCTGACACCGGTTGAACCGAAGGTTGAAAACGTGAAAAAAGAAACGAAAGCCCAAACAGCTCAGCGTCTGTACGATGAGTTCAAAGGCGCGGCAACCAGCACCACTGCTGGTACTAAAGCTGCCGAACTGTTGGCCTTCAAGAAATCCAGTAAGAAGTCGTGGACTGCCCTGGGCCTGTCTGACGATATCGGTGAGCTGGTTACTGAAAAGGCTACGTCGGTAGCACCAAAGGTTGCCGTTAAAACCGTATCTGGTTTCGACGACCTGAAAGCAAAAGCACCGAAGGCTGGTAGCCCTAAAGCTCGACTGGCCGAAGTGCTGAAAGGGGGCATTATTAACCCTCAAATTGCTGGGCAAGCTTTGGCAATCAAGAAAGCAGCGAAGAAATCCTGGGCCGTTCTAGGCGTCAGTGATGAAGTGGTCGAGGTGATTGAAAGCCTGACGAAGTAAGCTGTAAACTGTAGCACCTTAAGCCAGCCCTTAGGGGCTGGTTTTTTAATATCATGTTAATGACGAGAGAGGTCTATTTTCATGAGGCAACCATCTGTAACACAAGCTGAACTGAAAAATTTAGTATCGTACAACCCCGATACCGGTCACTTTACCTGGAATTTTGACAGAAATTGGCGAGCTAAGTCTGGGGACACGGCTGGACATATCAATACAGTTAGTGGGTATGTCGAACTAGTTATTGATAAAAAGCTCTACCTTTGCCATAGGTTAGCTTTCCTATTTATGACAGGAAAATGGCCTAAACACGAAACAGATCATATCAACAATATTCGTTCAGATAATCGTTGGTGCAATCTGCGTGAGGCTGATGTATCAGAAAACCGCTGTAACACCCGAAGGGGTCGAAATAATACCTCTGGCTTCAAAGGGGTTTATTTTCATGCCCCTTCCAAATCCTGGTATGGGCAAGTACGCAAACATGGAGTATGCCACTCTACCTACGGTCACCCTACAGCAGCCGCTGCGAATGAAGCATTAAAAAATATTCGTGAGAGCCTTCATGGAGGATTTACTAACCACGGGGAGGGGGTCTGATGCGACACTTAATCTATGCAACTCGCCCGACGTATGAAACGGCGATCCTTATCAAAGAGGCAGCATTAATGCCCTCGGAGATTAAACGTTTCTATGTTGATCCACTGGAAGCTGATGGTTATGCGTCAGAGAATCTGGTGGTGTTCACACTGGACTACCAGCCGAATAATAAGGCTCCGGTAGGGCATATTAAGAAGTACCTGGAACAACTCCTACCTGCGCTTAAAAAGCTACAAACCAAGCATGTATATTGTGCCGATTCGAATTATTTCAAGGTCTTGACCAAGAATACGAAGGCAGAAGCTCAGCTCGGTTATATGCTGCCATGTGCATGGCCGGGGTATGAAGATATCCAGATCACTCTGGGTGTTAACTACCAGGCACTGACGTACAACCCTGCCCAGTCTGAAAAGCTGGATCTGTCCATCAAAACTCTGGCGAGTAGCCTTAAGGGTTCCTATCAGGCACTCGGTGCAGATATCCTTAAGTGGGCGTTCTACCCTGTAACGGACAACGAGATTGATAAGGCATTTGCCGAAATCATGAAGTGGCCGGAGGTCGCAGTTGACCTCGAAACTTTCAGCCTCCATCCGTTCAAAGCAGGTATCGGTACAATCGCGTTCTCGAAGGACACCACTGGTGGCATCGGGATGCGTTGTGACATGATCCAGCAGAACGGGGAGAATACCCGGATTTTCAATCCGTACTTCCGATACAAGCTGAAAAAGTTCTTCGAAGCCTATGAGGGTAAGGTCACTTACCACCACGGCGGCTACGATATCAAAGTCCTCATCTACAACCTGTATATGACCGATCCACTGGACAATGCTGGCTTGCTGGAAGGGCTTGAAGTCCTCACCAAGAACCTCGACGATACCAAGCTCATTGCGTATCTAGCGACTAACTCCACGGCAGGAAATGAGCTGGGTCTTAAAACCCTGGCTCATGAATTTGCCGGGAACTGGGCGAAGGACGATATCAAAAACATTCTGGCTATCCCGTTACCGGAGCTACTCCAGTACAACGTGATTGACACAATGTCCACCATGTATGTGAAGGAGAAATATTATCCGATCATGGTGCGTGACGGGCAGCTCAAAATTTATAAAGAGCAATTCCTACCATCACTGAAAACCATTCTGCAAATCGAATTGACTGGTATGCCGATGATACCGGTCAAGATTGCAGAAGCCAGACAGAAACTGGAGAAAGGGCTTAATGCCGCTATTCAGTTGATGCGTGGCACACGCTTCGTTAAAGAGGCTGAACGCATCATTCAGACCAATGCAATGATGGCAGCCAATGCTAAATTGAAGACGAAACAGCACCCGCTGGAACACTTCAAAGACATGCACTTTAACCCAGGCAGTAACCCACAAGTCGGCATCCTGCTTTACGACGTAATGCAGTTGCCAGTCATTGAGCGTACCAAGACCAAGCAACCGTCTGCTGCATCGGACACCATCGACAAGCTGGAGTTCCACGCCAAGACGGAAGAGGCCAAAGCACTGTTGCGGGCGTTAATCGACTACAACAAAGTGTCCAAAATCCTCAGCTCGTTCATACCTGCATTCGAAGCTGGCTTCGATAAGGGTAATGGTCGCTGGTATCTGCATGGCAGCTTTAACCTCGGCGGTACGTTATCCGGGCGACTGAGTTCCTCAGACCCCAACCTGCAAAACCTCCCATCCGGTTCTACATTCGGGAAGCTCATTAAGTACATCTTCTCCGCACCTGATGGCTGGCTGTTTGCCGGGGCTGACTTCAATGCTCTGGAAGACCGTATCAATGCCCTACTCACCCAGGATCCGAACAAGATTAAAGTCTTTACGGACGGGTATGATCCTCACTCCATGCGTACCTACGCATACTGGCCGGAGAAGTTTACTCACCTGCCGAACACCGTTGAGGGGGTTAACCGAATCCAGGAAGAGTTCAAAGCTGAACGTGGTCAATCCAAACCCGTATCATTTGCCCTGCAATATCTGGGCACCTGGCTTACCCTGGTCAAGAACTGCGGCTTCTCTAAAGAAGAAGCTCAGCGGATCGAAGAAAACTTCCACAAGCTCTACGAAGTATCGGGCGAGTGGGTACAGGGTAAAATTGCAGATGCAACCAAAGTTGGTTATGGCACCGGAGCCTTTGGCCTCCGTATCCGTACCCCACTGTTGCACCGTTCTGTACTGAAAAGCTCACGCACGATGCGCGAGGCAGAGGCCGAAGGCCGGAGCCTCGGCAACGCAGTGAGCGGTCAGTCATACGGATTGCTCACCAACCGAGCTGTAAACGCTTTTATGCAGAAGGTCTGGGCTTCGCCCTTCCGTAACGACATTCTGCCTGTAGCGTTGATTCACGATGCCATTTACCTGCTTATTCGCAGGAATCCTGCTGCAATTAAATTTGCCAATGACCACCTCATTGAAGAGATGGCCTGGAAAGGGTTACCTGAAATTGCTGACCCTCGTGTACCGTTACCGGCCAACCTGGATATCTATTATCCAAACTGGGCGACACCGATCACGCTGGACAACAATCTGTCCGAAGAAGGCATTAAGTCAGCTATCCACGACGAGTTGTATTTCAGGCGTCGTTGTGAATGGGCTGAGTTAGGTAAATACACCTGCCCACCGCCACCGGAGAACACTTCTAAGTGGAAGCCGAAGGATTGGGTTAAATACGTTGATGCCCACGGTACGTGGACAGGAGCTTAGATGGATATCAATACCGTCTGGGGGATTTATTGGACAATGGCCTGGTTCTTCGCAGTATCATCCTTCTGCACTTCCCTGGAAGAATGGTCTGTTGGTGACGTGTTAGTAACACTCACCTCCAGCGTAGTAACCACTGGGGTAATGTTTGGCGTAGGTGCCAAAATCCTTCATCACTTTATCGGCTAAGCCCCTCCGGGGGCTTTTTTGAGGCTACATGCTGAACAAAGAAATTCGTATAAAAATTCACCGGGAAAACCTGGCTGAATTTGACCGTCGTATTATCGGTCTGGAAAGCGACCTGGAGCGTATCAACGAAGAACGCCGGGAATATATTAACCGTAACGACCTGAACAAGGACGGTACACTGAAACCAGAGGTTAAAGATGCGCAAGCTGGCACTGTTTGATCTGGACAATACCTTGAACACCACCTGCTATCGTAAGAAGCTGGTGCCCCACCATGACATTCGCAATAATGCCGAATGGTTACCATGGCACGAAGCATTCCACTCAGAGCAGTTGAATCTGCCCCTGATTACAACGGCTGCTGCTTATAAAGATGCTGGTTTTGAAATTGCTATTGTTAGTAACCGTGCCAACAGTTTGATTGAAGAAACCCGAGTTAAATTAGCTAATACTGGCTGGCCCCTGGATTGCCGTTATCATCTGCGTTCGATTGACGATCATCGTCACCCATCCCAGTGGAAACTAGAAACAATCCAGAACCTGCTGGACTATGCTGAGCCTATCGAAGTGCATGTGTTTGACGACGATAAGTCAGTATTAATGAAACTGGGTGAGCGTTTCCGCTTTAATCGTGATGTTCAATTCATCCCACACAACATTCAATTTGAGTGAGGCCAGTATGGTCGAGGTAAAAATTCCCCTGCGTGCCTTTGTCACGAAGGCATTCTATTTCGACAACGGGGATAAAGATGACCAGGTAATGATCAGCCCGCCGACGTACAACAAGCAGAAGGTAGCCGAAGGTTACGATAAACTTCTGGTGGGTAAGCTGGAACTAGACGATCAGGATCTGATCTTTTACCAGGAGAGTGAGGATAGTCCTATTTATCTTCGAGAGTTAAAGGTTGGTGTTAAAGGTTTTAATCCCATTTTCGCGGATCTTGAGTTCAAGAATCATGAAGATGGTAAGATGAAACGTGCTCTCATAACTACACTGAAACAAAAGCATAAAGCCAGCAACAGTTAGGTATATTCTGAATTTCTATGTAGAATCGTGGCATCTGTATTAACGCCCCGGAGTAGTAATGTCACTCGAAAACCAGCCAAATCAGCAATTCTGGGATTTGTTTGGGGTTCTAATCATTTCTGCGATGAGTGGCTTTATTTCAGTAGGCCGCAGACTAATGCGGAAAGTTGATCCATCTGTAATGTGGGTACTTGTCGAGTTCTGCTCCGCTGTACTGGCCGGATACCTTGCCTCCGGTGCCTATCCTGATCTTAAGGACAGTCTACCAAGAGGCGTGACACTCCCCATCTTCGTAGCAGTATGTGCCCACCTCGGTGGCCGGTTGTTCCAACTTGCCGAAAGCCTGCTGGAAGCAAAGCTACAAAAACCCCATCCATAACAACAGCCCCTAACGGGGCTTTTTTATTGAGGTATTTATGAAACCCTTTTTAAAATGGCCAGGAGGAAAATTCCGCCAACTGCCTGTAATTCTGCACCGCCTTCCCAAAGGTAAGCGTCTGATTGAACCCTTTGTTGGGGCCGGTTCCGTCTTCATGAATGCTGGCTTTGCCCAGAATAGCATTAATGACGTGAACCCTGATCTCATCAACCTCTACAACGTTCTGAACCACCAGGGCCAGCGTTTGCTGGATGAAGCTGAACAGCTCCACCAGTGGGTAACGAACGAAGAGAATTATTACCGTGTTCAGGATCGCCTGAACAGTTACGACTATACGCCGTACTCAAAGGCAGCATTCTTCCTGATACTGAACCGCACCTGCTTTAATGGCCTCTGCCGTTATAACCAGCAAGGGCTGTTCAATGTGCCCTGGGGTAAGAAAGCTCAGCCATATTTCCCGCGTGCTGAACTGCAAGCCTATCTAGACTCTGGCTTGAAGCCAACGACCTGGAACCTGGACTTCACCGAACATATGGCAATGGCTCAGGAGGGGGACGTAATCTTTTGCGATCCACCGTATGAACCAATGCCCGGTAAGAAGGGATTCACCACGTACTCAGGCACAACATTCGACTTCTCGGCTCAACGCCGGGTAGTAGATGCTGCCCTGAAAGCCAGAGCAAAAGGTGTGCCAACGGTAATCACCAACAGCGCTGCCCCGAAAATTCTTGACCTGTATGAGAAGGCTGGATTTACTCTGACAGAACTACCGGCTCGACGTGCTATCAGTGCTAAGTCGGATAGCCGGGAGAACCTGAACGATATTATCGCAGTCCTTAAGTGAGGTGGCATGTTTGAATACAATTTTGAGTTACGCCGTAAGCGGCATTCGGATCCTAACATTGGTGGCGGTATTATCCAGTACCAGGGTATGTATACCATTCCCCCAATCGAAGGTAAGTCGGCCACCATTCTGGTGCCATATGCCTGGGTAGTGAAAGGAACGGTTAAAGACCTTCGGGAGGATGCTGCATGACTGTAAGGCTGCATTCCATTCCGTTAATCCTAAACCAGCAATATGGTGGTAACGGTGCTCGTATGGCTGAGGCTACCGGCCTCAGTGAGCTAACCATCTCCAAGTACCGGAAGGATTGGAATTGTGAAAGTCACATCATCATAAATGGTGTACTATTCACTAAACATAAGACCACAAAAGCTTTTGAGGTAGATCATGCTAACGTGCCGAATTTTTCTGGTCGTGTTCACAATCCTGTATCTCTTATACGGGGTGGCAAATGAGTACACTCTCAAACTGCCCCGTTTGTGGCAAACTCCGAGCACACGCGAACCACAAGGAGTGTTCACGGCAGCTTCAACGTTTATATGCACCAGGTACTGTGCTGAGACAGGAGCAGGAAAAAGATCGTCAGATGCGGAAAGACAGTAGGTTAATACGGCCATTCCGTCGTGAGAACTCTAAGGGTGTTCGTAATGTTTTGTTCTCCCGATTACGTAAGGGGGAATAGTGAAACGGAAAACTATTCGTGTAAGGGATGTACCAGCACTGCAATGCAAAACGGGGTTCATCGTTCAGCGTGCTGAATCGGACTACACCATTGTGATCCGTAAGCCAAACCTGGGTGAGGAATTTCAACTGGTAGATGCCGAAGGTAAACCAGTGAGCTTCATGAGCATTGAGACAGCCGCCAGGCTGTTGAGGCACATTCCCATCCGGGATATGCGATTGCAGATGCTATAAAAAAGCCCACCTAGTGTGGGCTTATATTAATCTGCTTTACTGAATTATGCTTCGGTAACGGTCACGGTACATTCAACAGAATTGACAGATTTACCCATCGCATCTTTGTAGACCGCAGTGTACTTACCGGCCATCGCAGTGGTCGCAGTACCCAGGTTCAGAGTGGTGCTGTTCGCATTAGCAATCTTTGCACCATCTTTGTACCATTCAACGGAGTACGGAGCTACGCCACCAGAGCCAGCAATGGTCAGTTCAAAGGTCTGAGCGTCAGTGAAGGATTTGGTCGCTGGAAGGTTAGTAGTAATCACCAGAGCAATCGGTGGTACATATGCAGCACCTACACCCAGTACCAGATCGCCGTCAACCTGAGATTCCTGAACTTTCAGCATACCGCCCATTTTCAGGTAAACGAAATCATAACCCTGAGCGATAACATGGTCAGTGGTTACAACGCCGGAACCGATAGGAGCCGGTTTAATATAAGTGCCAATTTGAGCCATAATTTGTGCCCCTTAAATTTAGTTAACGTTAACTGACTATAGTTTAAACTAACTTAAAATTTAAACAATATAGTTATCGTAATTATTGGGTAGTATAATAGCTATCGTAACATTGTTTAGCGGCGTTCCAGCTATTATCTGCGAACTCAGCCAGTTGTCTATTTCGTTCGACAGATTTTTGGAACACGTTGGTAAGCAGAATGATGGTTTCGTTGGGGGTTCTGCCCTTGAGTCCAGTGCCGGTCGTTTCGGTGCTGGTGTTAGCAAGTAGCGTGTTGAGTCGTTGGTGCAACCGCTCAACAGAAGCAGTAGCATCAGCGGCAGCAGCGTTAGCGTCAGCCTCTCTCTTAGCCCCCTCAGCATTGGCTTTAGCGATATTGAGGTCATATTCCAACTCCTTTGCCCTGGCTTCATTCTGGGCCTTTGCGGAAGCATCAGCATACTGAGTTTCCAGTGAATCATATTTCGATTGCCACCGAGAGTCGGTGACAGTCCACGTTAGCCAACAAGCCCCGGCAATTACTGCCAGGGCCAGAGCTAAACCGATACAGACTTTATACGTCTTTATCCAGTTTAGGATCATCAGGTGGAACCTTCTTAGTCTGGCTTACTACGCGAGCGTAGACCGCCAGGATCCCTACGACACCACAAACCCATTTCAGGGTGTCCGGGGGGAGCGATTGCTTCCACTCCATTGGAAGCCATGTCCAGACTTCGGGTAATGCAGCAAGCACGATTATCAGGTGTACGGAAAACCACCGATGTGCCTGCTTCCAGTTCTCTACCAGCTTCATACTGCGGCCACTCCCAGTTTGATAGCCTCGTCACCAGACTTACCGTCCCAAAGGGCGACGTTAGCTGCACGACGACGAACCAGACCTTTCCTGACTTTACCAGCAGCCTTACGGAACTGAGGGATACGCTTGCGCATCTCAATAAGATTCCCGGAGGCCACGAAGTCATCAAAGTCCCCATTGATGTTATCTGGCTTAAGGAAGCCGGATCCCATATTGAAAGTCATATCCACCAGGGCATCGAATTGACCTTGCGTGAGGTTAGGAGAGTATTTGTTTACCTCAGCCTCGGCTTTAGCCAAGTCGAGATCCAGGAGCTTGTCAGCCATCGTTTGATTGATGACTAAGCCAGGGTATACATCTGGCCCGGTATGGCCGTAGCCGATAGTCCACGGTTTACCACCCGTGGCCGGGTCAGGGTATGCTTTCAGCTTAAGGGATTCGAAGTACTTAGTAACTTTCTTCCCCTCAGCAGACATTTTCATTGCCATACTCACCTCTATTAAAAATGGAGCTTAAGCCCCATGTTATCACAGCGAAGAAATACTCCAGTATGTTGATGGGGGCTGTTTTGTGCTAATTTTTTGTCCTATATATGCTCCCATAGCCAGCATCACGCTCAATGCCTCGACAAGCGCAAAGAGATGATGCAATGGTGGGCTGATTGGTTAGGGTAGCCATCCTTGGCATTCATACCGAATTTTTACGGCACAGCATGGCACATCACGTCACAAATCGGCACAGTGCGACACGTGCACGGCACGGACTCCTATTCATCACAGCGTCACCAAAGATAATAAAAAGTAAGGTGCAGACGCTAGACCGCCAGAGTTGAAGAGGTTAAACGGAATGTTGAGAGGTATCCCAGGTTGATGCCCGGAAGGAAGCGATCTGGAGCCGATAGGTAATGTATCACTACTAGATAATAGATTTAGCCTCATTCTAGAGAACGCATTTAGTGTTACGTTACCCGCATTGAATAGCGCCGTCACAATTTGATTTTCTGGGCTTGCCGGTATCGTGACGGATGCACAAGAAGCGAATAGAGATCCATCTAATCGATAAAGTACAGGGGTTATCGTCTTGCTTGCAGCCATAGGGCCAACTACAAATTGAACTCCTTTTATGTTATCCATGCTTCTCTGCATTGAGAAATATATCTCATGCGAAGAAGTTATTGAATTAACAACACCAAGATTACCAATCGCCGAATGACCCGAATTAAATGAATAGTCCCAATTACTACCCCTATTTGTCTGATTATCAGGCCGCAAAAATGATTCAAAGTAGAAGTACTTATGATAAATATGAGTGGCATCTGGGTTTTCGTCATATTCAGTATAAAATACCATCGACCATATACCGCTACTGACTTTCTTAGCTGATGCATATGCATTAAATCTTGGCATTTTAGCTATAGTAACCGGCGTGGATAATGAGGCTAAATCGAAAGTGTAGGCCATGCTTACGTCAGATCTAACCCCGTCCCTATATACACTCCCGACTATGATAAGCGGGTCTTCTTCGTCGGTGTACGCTGGTATATGAGGCCCTGCATATCCAGCATTTGTCCCAAAGTTTATCCATCCCGACGCTCCGGTTAAATCATTTGTTCTTGATATGTGCATCGTAGACATGCTGGATGTTGAGCTTCCAGTTCGCGTCACTGCAACTAGCATTCCTTTGTAATATCCTAAACATGTTTCGTTTATTGCGGTTTTCCCTGCGAACTCCGAAAGAAGAAAAGTTCTCGCGACTGACCATGTGGTTCCGGCGTTTAAATTCGCATCTGACGATGTGATGATATCTACGCTTTGATGGTCAATAGCATACCGTGTGGTTATGTACTTACCAGCAGGGGTTCTTAACACATTACCCCATAGAAAGTAATCACTGGTCGTTGTTATTGTTGAATTCGTAATAAATGAACCGCTGCTACTTAAGTCAACGACACCAATAACGGCATTACGGTAGGTATTTTCAGCTACATTCATTAACTGATAGCTGACAATCAGCCCCCCGCTCACATTATCAATACTAAGAAATGGGTCTTTTGCATCAATTGTAATTGGGTAGTCTTTTTGCCAAATTATCGCATAGCTCCCATCTTCGTATATCTCACCGATACATAGGCTACTAATGTGCGTAGTATCGCCAAAATGAAGCTTGGCGCGGCGAAACGAGAATAAATTCCTCCCTTTGTAATAAACGGTATTCCCAAATGCGTCATATAATCTTTCTGTATCCTTTACTTTTATCTCGCTTATTTTCTCCGAAATAGAAGATATTGCCGAATAAGCCAGATCATCAAGTGATGCACTGTGCATGGAAACTTCACCAGTAAGCAATTCATCTTTAGCGTGAAGATCATCAATCTCTTCCTGAACATTTTTCCCAGATACAGCACCCAGCATAGCGGCACCACCAGCACCCGCCAGCGCACTACGCAGCGTCAGGTCAGTAACGCTTACCCATGCAGTGCCCGAAACCCCACCGCTCGATGCAGGCGTAGACGCCGGATCAACCGTCTTCGGGAATGCCCCACCCCACGTATAGCACTGGCCGCCTGCGGCGTGCCAAATCGCGTCGGTGGCAGAAGCAACGGTGGCCCCTTCCTCAAAGCTACCATCAACAAGTGTTAAGCCTGCCTCAGCAAGACTACGACGCCATTGCTCACGGTCATTAAGAAGATTATTATTCAACTCATCTTGAACAGTATTACCATTGGTAGTACCAATCAAACCTGCACCCGCAGAGGAAGCCAGGATATGAGTAATATCGTCCGAGTTCTCAGGGTAAACACCGAGAATAATGGCTATTTCCTGCCCTAGCGGGATACCTTCAACTAGGGTAATTTGTTTTGTAACTGGATCGTAAGTAAAATCACGACTTGGCCCCGGTTCCTTACGGGCACCTTCACTATAGATTGCTTGAATAGCAATCTGGTTTTTATCATCAGGCACAGGAATTACAGTCTGATTTTCAGATACAGCCGTGTAGTACCAAGTAACCACAGTAATACCAGCAATAGCATTACTGAGTTCTTCTGCACTTTGTTCGAGACTATCCGCAGTATTCTGTAGAGAAGTAGCTACACCAACTACAACAGTCTGTGCAGCTACTGCTGTAGTTGCTGCGAGTTCTGCTTCATCACGAAATTCCCTAGCTTCGACAGCGCTATCGGCTGACGCCTTCGCGCTTATCTCGCTATTATCAGCAGCAGTCTCAGCGCGATCAACCAGACCTGTGATCTGACCTCGTTTGGTAGACCAAACGTCATTAACAGCCTGTTCAACACAATTCCACGGTTCACAATTACACATATAACTGCTCCTTAACTAGTTTGAGTGCCCACGACAGTGCCATCAGTATCACTAGTCGGGTCACCATTTTTAATACGCAACCTACCTTGAGCATCAACCCATAGTTGGTAGCCACCTAGTAACAATTTATTTTGTAAATTGATACCCTGAATTTTAATTATGGCTTCGGACATTTGACCAAACATTGCTTGTAAGGTCAATTGCACATCATTCACATATTCTCGATCTACATCAGTCAACTGGGCATTCTCAGTTGCTTTTATCGCAGCAGTTGTAGCAACACTCGCTGCAACTTGCGCACCAGATTCAGCAGCTTTAGCTTCATCGACCAATGCAGTTACCTGAGCTTTAGCAGCTACGATTTGAGCCAAGATCTCTTCACCATACGTAGGCTGATCGTTAGTCTGAGTAACGATGAGATCTTGCAGATTAACAACGGTGCGGGTATCCGGTACATAGAACATAAAGTAGCCCGGTACAGCATTGTCATCATATGAATAGGTCAGCATGTAAGGATATGGTAGAGGCCACAAATGTAGCTGCACATAGCCATTTTCATCCGTACAATACAGTTCCTCTTTATCTTCCACAACACCAACATAATCGTTCCAATAGCCCGCTCTTACTGGCTTAACAATGAAACGGGTATGGGTAAGTGGATGCCCATTCGGATTCTTCAAGTACACGTCAATTAACGTCGTGTTCTGAGGAATGATTGAGGTATCACTCATGATTACTCTCCTATATTCGAATGCCTAAATCATAAACTATTTTCCTACCGGTGGGCAGTTCCCTGCCCGGTAATGCGTAATAAACTGGAGAAATACCATGTCCCAACAATCAGCAATTTATGTCGATCATATGGGCACCGATAAGTCGGTGGTCAATGCAGCCCGTCTGTCCTTTGGTATTGGAGCGGTTAAGCCCTCAGACCAACCCTTAGTCCAGAAGGATATTAACCTAATCAAATTCCTGGCTTATGGTTTGCGTACTGAAGAATGCGATAAGGTTATTGACTATATCGCCCGTGGCTTTGACGGTGAAGACTATGACGGTATCGGGGATGCTCTGGAGCTGTATAACCAGATCCGTCATCAGGCTACACACTGGACGCCTTTCGCCCATACTGCAATCAGTATCAGCATGAAGGCACCGATCCCAATCCGTACCCAGTGCTTTAAGCACAAACAGGGACTGGTTGAAAACGAAGAGTCCCGTCGTTATATCACCAGTACCCCAGAGATCTTCCTGCCGGAGTTCCGTACCAAACCAAAAGGTTCGATTAAACAGGGTAGTGGCGGTCTACATCCGATGAACGAGCTGATTCAGCGTGAGTATATCGCTCAGACCACCAGTGCCGTCCGTCTGTACGAACAGATGCTGGGATACAATGTTGCCCCAGAGCAAGCCCGTCTGGTACTACCGCAAGGTGCAATGGTTAACTGGCTTTGGACTGGTAACCTGTTTGCCTACGCAAACTTTTATAACAAACGCTCTGACCCACATGCTCAAGGTGAAAACCAGGAGCTTGCTGAACTGGTCAAAGCCGTTGTCGAACCACTGTACCCAGTCTCCTGGGCCGCACTAACTCGTTGAGGTAACCGTGGGCAAGAAGTACAGCCAATTGTCGCCGGCAGAACAAAGATACGTCTTTGATAAAGCCGGTAAGGTATCAGTAGATATCATGGCAAAGATCCTGAACTGTAAGCCAGAAAGGATTAAGGGCTGGGCCTATAAACACGGATTGTCACTACAGGTTAAGCGTAAGTAATGCCCTTCCGGGCATAGGAACAGGTATGAAATATCCTGAACTCTCCCCCAAAATTATGAATGCGGAGTGGGAAATGCCACAGGTTCGTAGAACTAAAAAAGAACGTGCTATCGCTTCTGTTAAAGAGCGTCTGCACGATGCTCGTAACTGCCTGAAAATGTCCTGCAACCCACGTAAGGTAGCTTACTGGAGTGGGCAAGTTCAGAAATACGCTCTGGAGCTGGAGCAACTCGAAGGCATAGCCGAAGAGGAAGCGACAGCGACTCCATCAGAGACACCTGAGCTGACTGGTAGTAGAGTTAATTACTACCTCGCTTACGTTGAGAGTCCTCAGCGTGAGGAACAAGATGCTTATATGGCCGAGTGCGAGGATATTATCCAGGCACTGGGTATGACTTTCGATGAAGGTTGTATCTTCAAGGCTCTATGGCGTACAGCCGCTGCCCGGCAGGGTAACGGAAAACCAGGCCAGAAGGGTGTTTATGATGCCGAGAAAATGGTTCATTACGCTGGCCGGATCTTAAGTAAGGCTAAACGTGAGGAACAGTAATGGGAAAGCGCAAGATTACCAACCGGGAGAATATCCCGTTGTCGGTAGCTCTATTTCTCGCCGTCGATCATTATGACTATATCCCGAAGACCATTTCGGCTACGTCACTGATTCGACCTTTACGCCAGTATATTCTGGCCCGTCGTGTACCCCAGGGTGCTGATATCCCCGATCTTGAGGATTTCATTGCTGCCCGTTTTGGTACAGCCGTTCACGATGGTATCGAGAAAGCCTGGTCAGACGAGAAAACTCGTGTGCAGGCACTCCAGGATTTGGGGTATCCCCCGAACATTATTGAACGTATAGTGTTCAACCCCAAACCCGAAGACCTCAAACCGGACAGCATCCCTGTTTACATGGAACTCCGCAGCTTTAAAGAGCTGATGGGATTCCGTGTCTCAGGTAAGTTCGACTTTGTGGGTGATGGTGGACTGGAAGACTTTAAGTCAACCAGTGTTTACACCTGGATTAAAGGCCGGAAGGATGAAGACTATATCCTGCAAGGCTCAATCTATCGCTGGCTTAACCCAGAGATTATTACGAAGGATGTACTCACCATTCAGTTCATCTTTACTGACTGGCAGCGTGGAATGTCCCGTTCTGATCCTAAGTACCCAGCCCGACGCATGATGCCACGTAAGTACAAGCTCATGTCAGTGGAAGATACAGAGGCTTATGTTCTGAATCGCTTGAAGCAGATTCTGGAATACATGAATAAGCCAGATGAAGAAATCCCTGAATGTACTGACGACGAATTATGGCGTAGCGAACCGGTCTGGAAGTATTACAGCAACCCGGCCAACAAAGCCCGTGCCACCAAAAACTTCGCTGATGAAGGTGAAGCAATTGCCTTCTGGCAGAGCAAAGGTGGTAAGGGTGAAGTCGTAGAAGTACGAGGTCAGGTCGGGGCGTGTAAATACTGCCCTGCATTCACCGTTTGTAAACAAAAGGATAAATTGGTCGAGTCTGGCGACCTTATCCTCGATTAGGAGTGACCCAATGAAACCAGTAAGTGAGATGGCCTATCATCCAATGTCGGAGCAGGTCGTCGATATTCTCTGCACTAAAACCCAGAATCAAGAGCGGTTATTCTTCCGTGTGGTACTGGCGTATTACTGGGCACAAATTGCATCGTCAATGCGTGCTGAAATCCACGGTTTTGACCGGGGCAGTCTGCCGATCAATATCTATGCCCTGAACCTGTCGCCGTCAGGCACCGGTAAAGGTTATTCAACCAGTCTCATCGAACGTGAGATCGTAAACCAGTTCCGGGAAAACTTCCTGGAATATACGTTCCCAGAGATTGCAGAGCAACACTTACTGGAACTGGCTCACAAACGTGCAACCCGTAAGAGCACTGCTGACTTCACGGTTGATCCAAATGACGAACTTAATGCGGTGCGCAAAGAGTTCGACAGTCTGGGTTCCCTGTTATTCAGCTTTGACTCAGGCACCACCCCGGCAGTTAAGCAGATGCGACACAAGTTGCTGATGGGTAATGCCGGGGCGGTTAACCTCCAGATTGATGAAGTAGGTGCAAACCTCGTAGGTCAAACCGAAGTGCTGGACACCTTCCTGGAACTTTATGACCTGGGTATGGTCAAGGAAAAGCTGGTCAAGTCCACCAGCGAGAACGTTCGCCATGAGCGACTCACTGGCACAACCCCAACCAATATGCTGCTGTTCGGTACTCCGACCAAGCTGTTTGATGGTGACATTACCGAGCGTCGTCTTAATGACATGCTGGAAATGGGGTATGCCCGCCGCTGTCTGTTCGGATTCGTTATTGGCAGCAAGAAGAAAGCTGGCGTAACGGCAGAAGAGATGATGGCCCAGATGTTCAATGCTGCGGGCAACAACTTCATCGAAGATCTCAGCACCCAGTTAGGCCGTCTGGCTGACGTGGCGAATGTCCGTAAAAAGGTATTCATCCCGGAGCCGGTATGTCTGGAGCTGCTTCGCTATCGTCTGTTATGCGAAGAACGGGGAGCTGAATACAGCGAACACGAAAGCGTTAAGAAAAGCGAAATGGATCATCGCTACTTCAAGACGTTGAAGCTGGCTGCGGCCTATGCCTTCGTTGACGAATCGGCGGTCATTACCCAGGATCACCTGGAGAATGCCATTAAGCTGGTGGAAGAATCAGGTGAGGCATTTGCCAAGCTGATGACTCCAGAGCGCCCTTACGTCAAGTTGGCGAAGTATCTGGCTACCACCAAGAACGAAGTGACTCTCGCTGACCTGGATGAAGACCTGCCATATTTCCGTGGGGGTCGTAACCAGAAAGACGAAATGATCACTATGGCAACTGCCTGGGGTTATAAAAATAACGTCATCATCAAGAAGTCGTTTAACGACGGCATTCAGTTCCTACGGGGTGAAACCCTTAAGAAAACTGATCTTGCTGAGATGATTCTGGCTTATACCCAAAACCAGGATATGACTACTGGTTATCAGGCCCGGCGAGCACCGTTCGACAAGCTGCACCAGATGGTGACAACCGATGGTGTACACTGGCTGAACCACCACGTTGCGAGCGGATACCGGAACGAAGAGAACGCCATTCCTGGCTTCAACCTCATCGTGCTGGATATCGACGGCACCATGCAACTGAGTACGGCCAAGCTGTTACTCCAGGGGCAGAAGGCGTTGTTCTATACGACCAAGCGTCACACCGATCAAGCCAACCGTTTCCGTATCATCATGCCAGTCAACTATGAGCTGTACATGGATGCGAAGGAATACAAAGAGTTTATGACGAACGTAATCGAAGGATTACCGTTTGAAGTGGACGAGTCCTGTAAGCACCGCTGTAAAAAGTGGCTGTCTAATAAGGGGCACTTTGAGTACCAGGACGGTGAGATGTTTGATGTACTACCATTCATCCCGAAAACCAGTAAGAACGAAGACCGTAAAGAACTGCTGGGTAGCCAACAGCAACTGGATAACCTGGAACGTTGGGTTATCAACAATACAGGTGATGGTAACCGCAACAACATGTTGCTGCGTTATGCCACCATTCTTATTGATGCTGGCTTTGACTTTGAGGGTATTCGCGCTCGCGTGATTGACCTCAATAACAAACTGCCGGACAAACTTGATGAAGCAGAAATCAATGGCTCCATCATGATCACCGTTTCCAAAAAACTGGCTCATCCTTGAGGTAAACATGTCAGAACTTAAACAGTACCAAAGCCATAAACTGGTGTGGGCAGCACCGATGACTCTGGGCGAGTTCAAAGAACACGCCAAGAAACCAGATCTGATTGGTGACCCAGGTAGCGAAGGCTATCTGGTGGTGTACTCCAAAGACACCCCGGAAGAGTATCACTCCTGGTCACCGAAAGGTGTGTTCGATGCCGGTAATACCGAAGTCGAATCATATCTGGTAGAGCTTATCAGCCGTGCTGCACACTCTGCTAATCGTGGTTACTGCCAATCTCTGGGCGACAATTCTCAGTCAAGCTGGGATGAAGCACCGGAGTGGCAGAAAGAGTCTGCCCGTGCTGGCGTCCGTTTCCATCTGGCAAACGACGTTACTCCGGAGCAATCCCACGAAAGCCGGCTGGCTGTTAAAGAAGCCGATGGCTGGAAGTATGGCCCGGTCAAAGACGTAGAGAAGAAGGAACATCCTTGCTTCCTGCCGTATGCCGACCTGCCAGCCGATCAGAAAGCGAAAGACTTTATCTTTAAGTCTGTCGTAGACGGCTTTAAGTAATAACGAGCTTCCGCTCGTTGTGTGGCCTTGCCCCCTTCGGGGGGCATCTTTAAGGAGGAAAGCGTGAAAAAGCTGTACTGCGGATCATGCGGAAATTATTTAATGGGTGGAGATGGTGAATGCCATGATTGCCCATGTGGGTGGACTCAACCACCCGATAATCCAGAAGAGGTAATACAACCGGTGGACGAAGATCAGATTGTGAGTCTCCGAGACTTTCTCGGTGAGCATTGGGCGTTATGGGAAGAACACTGCGAGCAACGCGGTGAAGACCCTAACGAAATTTACGTGGAAGTGTTGGGAGGTGAAGATTAATGTCCCATACCAATGACAACCTCGTCCTGCTGGTAGGTAAAGCTGCGAATGGCAAATCTGCATCGCTGCGTAACATTAAGAATCCCGAAGGGGTTCTCTACCTGAACTGCGAAGCCGGTAAGAAATTACCGTTCCGTTCAAAGTTCATTGAACGAGTGATCACGGATCCGATCAAACACATCCCGCAGATGTTTACTGCTGCGGAGTCCAAGCCAGAGATTCACACCATCGTGGTGGACAGTCTGACGTATCTACTCGATATGTATGAGAGTAAGTATGTGCTGCCCCTGGCAAATAAAATGGAAGGCTGGTCGAACTTCGCTCAGTTCTTCAAATACCTGATGCAGGATCTGGTAGCTAAGTCCACCAAGAACGTCATCTTCACCGCCCATGTTAAGGACGATGTGACTGACGAGATGGTGCGAGAGACTTCCGTACCTGTTAAAGGTTCTCTGAAAAATAACGGGATTGAATCCTACTTCTCATGCGTTATCGCAGCCAAAAAGAAAAAGCTGACTGACCTCGAAGAGTACAAGTCTGGCTTGCTGACGATCACTCCGCAGGAAGAAGCTCTGGGCTTCAAGTATGTATTTCAGACGATGATCACAAAAGACACGGTGAACGAGAGACTCCGTGGCCCTATGGGTCTATTTGCGGCAAACGAAACATTCATTGATAATGACATGCAACTGGTCTTAGACCGCCTGCATGAGTATTACGGTGATGCGACTACGTAAAGAAGATCTAACCCAACAACTGTTAAAATCGGTACTGGAATATGACCCTAATACTGGACATCTTGTTTGGATTGGTAAGTTTCATAATAAGGGAATTGTTCTCGGTTCTCGTGCTGGGAGTAAAACTCCAAGTACGGGGTATCGTAGCATAACCATTTTTGGTAAGAGCTACCCGGAACACATCCTTAGCTGGTTCATCTACTACGGTAGATGGCCAGAGGGACAGATCGACCATAAAGACCAGGTTCGTGACCATAACTGGATCGACAACCTCCAGGACATAACCTTTAAGCAGAACATGCGAAACAAGGCTGCACTGAGGGATACAGTTACTGGTCACCAGGGCGTGTGGTACAACAAGCGCAGGAATCGCTATGTTGCTGAGATAACGATGGACGGTAAGAAGGTGTATCAGAAATCGTTCGTGACTGCGGCTGAGGCTGTTGAAACCAGACGCAAAAAATTAATTGAACTCGGATTTAGTGAGAATCACGGATCCGAAAAATAAACCAGAAAGGTAATGTTATGGGCTTTTTAGATAGTGCAGAGTACGATGCAGGTAATGCGGTAGAAAAAGACGTTGTAGGTGGTGGTTTTAAAACCCTGACCTCTGACGTGTATCAGTTCGAAATTCTGTTAGCGTATTTCAGTAAATCTGCTGGTGGCGCGAAAGCTGTCAACTTGGAGCTGAAAAACGTTGCGACTGGCAACAAACACCGCTTTACCACTTACGTGTCAAACAAGCAGGGTTCCATCAAATACAAAGACAAGCAGACCGGCGAACTGAAATATCTGCCGGGCTTCCAGTCTATGGATAGCCTCTGCCTGTTAGCTGCTGGTAAGCCACTGGTTACTCTCCAGGATCTTACCGAGCAGAAAACCATCAACCTCTATAACTACGAGCTGAAAAAAGAAGTGCCTACCGACGTACCGATGCTGATGCCGCTGATCGGCAAAGTCATCAAAGCCGGTGTGCTCGAAGTTATCGAAAACAAAAACTCGAAAAACCAGTCTACCGGTCAGTACGAACCGACCAACGAAAAACGTACCAGCAATGAGCTGGATAAGTTCTTCCGCGACCGCGACGACATGACTGTCGGTGAAATCATTGCCAAAAAAACCGAAGCCGTCTTTATCAAAGAGTGGCTGGACAAATGGCAGGGTAAACCGAACGACAAGTTCAAAGCTGTCAGCCAGGCTGGTACTTCCGGTGCTCCTGGTGGTGCGTTCGCAGGCGGTGCAGGCGAACCTGCCGGTACTACCGCTGGCCAGTCGGATCTGTTCCTGTAATAATCTGGCTTGAGTGAAGCCCACTTCGGTGGGCTTTTTTATCTATGTAAACCAGAGGTTTTTATGAGCCATAACGAATTATTTGCTGAGCATATGCATGCTTCTACTTCTCCAAATGGTAAAGGGGTAATCCCGCTGCCTGTTCAAAATCTGGATCTATTCGCACAACTTATGGTGGACTGGCACACTGATGGGCAGAAGCAGATTGCTCTAGCCAGCAATCCGCCGAAGGAAGTCAATATCAAAGCCTTCATCCACGGCAAAGAGCGTAGCCTCACTCCGTCTGAACGCCAGGCATTCGTTGCCGGTGTGCAGGTAGCTGGTGAAATCTTCGCTAAGCTGCCATTCCAGCTTGTCGCTTCGGAGGCGTCAGCCGAAGAAAGCGAGCAAGCTGATGGCTAAGGGTTTAAGGATCCTGGGTTGTGACCCATCGTTTAGTAACTGGGGCATTGCCGAAGGGTTATATAACCCAATAGTGAAAAAGGTTGAGATCTTATACCTTGACGTTATAAGGCCGGTTATTGAGAAGACCAAAGGGACTCGAAAGAGTTCTGAGGATTTAGAGCGCGCTAAACAGCTCTCTAAGGGCTTCATCGCTCGCATGAGGCAATGTGACCTCATAGCAGCAGAAGTCCCTCACGGGAGCCAGTCAGCTCGTGCTATGGCCGGTTATGGCGTGTGCATCGGTATCCTGTCTCTGGCTTCGAACACTCAGATCCCAATGGTGGAAGTGAGTGCCATTGAAACCAGAAAGGTAATTACCGGTACACGCGAAGCTACCAAAGCTCAGGCGATTGCCTGGGCAATGGCTAAGCACCCGGAGGCACCCTGGCCTATGCGCGGTGGTAAGGTGAATGCCAGCCTTGCCGAGCATATGGCTGATGCCATTGCAGCGATCTACGCAGCGATGGAAACCGATCTATTTAAATCAATGGCTATGTTAGCCAGTAAGGAATAATCCAGATGCAAATCATTCTGTCCACCGACGATATCCTTCGCCTTGTTCTGTTAGGCTTGAAGCACGAGACTAACCTGGCACCAGTCGAAATTCATATCGGGCCAATCAACGGTGAAATCAAAGCTGTTGCTGGCGTTGGCGAAGAAGTTCCGCAGGGCACTTTCGACGATGACGACACCGATCCGGTAGTCGAAGATGAGCCGAAGGCCACCGGTAATGCTGATGCAGCAACTCCTGATAAAAAGCGTCGTAAACGTCGCACCAAAGAGGAAATTGCAGCAGATGAAGCGAAAGCTAAACAAGCAGCAGAAACTCAGCAACCACAGCAGCAGGCTGGCGAAGCCGAAGCAAAAGGCCCGGACGCGCAGCAGCCTGAAACCAAAGGTACGGAAACCGAAAAAGTTCTGGAAACCAAACCTGAAACGGGATCAGATAAAGCGGCGTCGGCAGCGACTGAGACTCAGGAAGCAGCAGGAGCAGGAGCAGCAACAACTGACCTGTTCGCTGATCCAACAGGCAGCGTAGAGCAGCCAGCAGCACAGGAATCTCAGCCAGAGCAACCGGCTGCCGATCTGTTCGCAGAACCGGAAGATATCAAAGAAGTCGTAACTTCTGCTGGTCAGAACCCGTTTGGTGGTAACACCGAAGCTGAACACCCGGAGGTGACGGCTGACAGCCTGGATCTGTTTTCTGACCCGGCTCCGACTGCAAATGCAGGCCAGCCTACTACCCAGACTGAGGATGGGTTTGTAAAACCGGCAGGTGATGACAAGGTGCTGGATCTGTTCAGCTAAGGTGGTGTAATGCTCAGCTTTGTTTACTGGGTGCTGGGCATTGCAATCGCAATTGCGGTTGTTGCCCTTGCCCTGGTAGCCAGATTTGTTCTATTCGGGATTGGCCTAATTCTCGTGATAGTGATAATTGGCGGTATCATCGCCACTGGCTTGAAAGAGCACTACCGTAATAAAAAGCCCCTCGATTGAGGGGCTTTATTTTTTAGATCACTCCGAGGATTAACTTAATCGGTAGCGGTTGAGTCAAGGCGTTTGGTAACTGGAGTACGCCAGATGCAAACGGATTACCCAAGCCAGTGATTAAGTTCGGCTCCAGTGCCGGTGGTGCATCGGTAAAGCGAGACACCAGTACGGATTGAGCCAGTGCAGTACCCGGACGTTCTTTCATCAAGGTCAGCATCGCACGCTGAATACGCAGACGATACTTGGTAAACATCAGCAGACCTACATCATTCATGTATTGCAGTTCAGGTGAGGTTGGCGTGTCGTAGTTTACGAAAGCGTCGGTCGCACGTTGAACAGCTTCTGCATGATTCAGCTTAGTATCAGCCTTATTCATGCTGTATTTATACAGCACGTATTTCGAAGTGAAGTCCCCGAACTGGGCGGTATTGGACAGGAATTTGTATAGCGGTGTGTCCTTAGACACGAACGCCCACTTAGCCGCCGTCCGTACAGAAGCAGGGATCATTTCAGTTACACCAGAGATCTTATTCTGCAAACCAGACGTATAAGTATACGCAGTGTCAGCAGTGTCCACATCGTCAACGATACTCGGCATCGTACCTTCGTTGATGAAGTCTCGCAGTGGGTTACGCGCCAGTTGATCCTCAAGCTGGATGATACGCTGTTCCAGTTGCTCAAAGTTACCGATACCCGCACGTTGTTGCTGTTGGTATTTCAGCAGCAGTGCAGTGTTTTTGCGGTAGCTCAAGCCAGCCTGGAGAGCGACCTTCGTATCCTTCACGATATCAATCGGAGATACACCGTAGGCTTTCAGTAGAGCAGCGTTACCAACAAGGTTACGCATCAACGTAGAAACGTTACGAAGTACGATAATATCTTTCAGGAGGCCAACACCCTCTTGAGCAGCACGCTCAGTCTGGGAAGCCAGTACCTTACCATTACGATTCGTCAGCAGACCCAGAGTGTTAAACACGCTGGTAGCTAAAGACTCGACCATATTGCGATCAGCGTCAGTCTTATCAAACGCATTCGCTACTGTCAGTTTACGGAAACCAAAGACCAGGTTAACCAAATCACTGCGTACCTGCATAGGTTCACCTGCACCCCAGATTTGTTCTGCGTCGTAACGGGTTTGCTCTGGCAGCATTGCCCAGATTTCTCTGGCGCGAGCATCAGCAGCTTGTGGCCCAATTGCAACGTAACGCTCTGGTGAAGCAGCGTAGTTGGATTTGTAGTCCTGGTTTAAGGCTTCCATCACCATACGGTTCTGGTCAGGGCTATGCTGTTTATCAAAGTTCTGCCCGGCATACTGCCCCAGCAGGTGAGCAAAATCATTGTTGCGATCCAGCAGAGTGTCACGATTGTTAGCGTTCATCTCATACTGGAAGTCCATGATACGGCCATCGGTTCCGAAGACCGGAATCATGAATGTGTCCTTAACAGCAGCCGGGTCGAATGCAGAATGATTACCTTGAGCACGGCGACGAGCAGCGGCATACACAGCTTTGCTGCCATCGGCCACTGTCGGGCCTTGCCCATTACGGTAATTCTGGTTACGGACAGCAGAGGATCCTTTGCGCTGGTTGCTTGTTAAGCTGGTAGCACCGGAAACATAACGCTGAGAGCCGTTGTCTTTGGTCACGTACATGGCTTTATTGCCCATGCTTGGGATAGTCGGATCAGTCGGCACCATGCCTACAAACTGATAGCCCATTGCCTCAAGCTCAGCACCTTCGCCCTGTTCAACAATTTTCACATCACGGTACGGGTTAGTAACCTCCGGGATGTATCCTTTAATCCGCGAGATCTCGTTATTCTGGAACAGAGTAGAGGCCGCATCTTCGGACAGCACCTTATGCACGTTCAGCAACGCATTGATACCGTTGTCCGGGTTAGCCATCTCACGTTTCATCACTGCCGCAGTTGCCGTCAGATGCTCTGGTTTCGAGTAGTTCAGGGCGTACATAGTAGCCAACTGATCAATGCTCTCTACCATTGCACTGTTGCGGTCTGCGATCTCAGTGGTGACGTAGTGAGTACCGGCCCCCGAAGCAATAGCCTGAGCGTTCTTAGCCATACCTGCAATGGTAGCCTTACCGGTTACCATGTAATAGCCGAGTGCTTTAGCGCGGATAACCATATCATTGCCGTTCGGATCTGCCAACACGGATTGCTCCAGTTTAGCGATTTCAGCACGACGTTTTGCAGGGCTGGAAACCAGTGCCTGAACATCTGCCAGTGAACGGGTATTCAACAGAGAGTGTGCCTCAGTACGGAGCAAGGTATAAGACATGGCGGATTTATCCGCTTCGGTCAAATACTTTCCACCGTCTTCAAACGTACCCATCACATTGCCACGAGTAATCTCGGAGAGGTTACGGCGACGTTGTTCAATGAGGTTCGTGTGACGTTGCAGAGACTCAAACGCACTACGCACTTTATCGGGGTTAGTCATATCACCCAGGATCTGAGCAGCCCATCCATCAGCAGTATTCGGATTGCTCATGTCACGCACCTGACGGATGGTATCTGCCAGCCCATCAAGATTACGTTTAGCAGCCAGACGGGTAATAGAACCTGCCGCACGAACGATACTGAGAGGGTTCTCACGGATCAGTTTCGCGTCTGCCGTAGCATGTGCTGCATCCCATACTTTGTTACCGAGCTTCTCGCCCATGTCAGTGACATAGGTGAATGCTTGCTCAATAGCAGACTCAGATTTATCACGGTTCTTCAACTCGATTTCAACGAGCTGTTGAGCCAATGCCTGAGCCTTCTGGCTTACCAGTTGGCCTTCGTTGGTACGGGTCAGTTGGCCGGATGCCCAGTTAACAGCATGGTTGAAGAAGCCAGAGGCTTTCTCAAATGGCGTTACAGCTTTTGACGCATCAGCGACATTAGCAGTGAAGCCCATCAGGTTACTGGTTTCTTCATGGCCCAGAGTCATTGCCACAAACTGAGACAGGTATCGGTTCTGTCCAGATTGGGTTGCTTCCAGTTTAAAGAGATGATCCCATTTAGCCTGAGCCATTGCTTTCTCAGCCGGGGTAGCCGTATTCCAGTTGCCATTATGGAACTGTTCTGGGGTGACCTGCTTACGAGCAGCTTCCCAGGATTTACGCAATTCACGGTTAACAGCAGTACCGAAACCAGAGTTAAGAGTAGCCGCAACCGCAGTCTCGATAGACTCGATAGCGAATGCCTCCTGGTCGGTCATATGGAAGCCAGCAGCCAATGCTTTAGTGGTGAACGGAGCCTTACCAGTATTCAAGGCGTTAGCCCAGACCTGGCCCGGAGTATACCCCTGACCTGCCGGTACAGTAGTCAGATGATCACCGGATACCTGGCTGAACAGTTTATCGGACACATTATCAATGATCTTACCCAGGTTCCCGGTAAAGCTGGTGGAGTTCTGTTTACCAGCAGTAGCCGAAACCAGGGAATCAAAGACCTGGCGATGCGTGTACTGACCGGCAGTTTGTGCTGCACGGGTAGATGAGGCCATTGCCAAGTTAACGCTGTTGGTATTCCCCGGATTAACGGTGGAGGACTGGAGAGCGTCAGCAGTATCAAGGATCAACGCTTCCATAGCTGTCATCTGCTTAGCAGTTGGTTTACGGCCAGTAAAGGCATAAACCGCCCGCAGTACAGTGTTGGCAAACTCTTTGAACATGGAACCCAGACGATTACGTACACCCTCACGTTGACGGGGATACATAGACGATTGCAGACCATCAAGATGTTGTTGGAATGCAGGGTTAGTCAGACCCCAGGAGATCAGTTCATCAATGTTACGGACTGCCGGAGCAAACTCAGGAATGCTCTGTACAGACTGTTCTACCTCGCTACGCAGTGATTCAAGTCGGCCAACGATTTCAGTTAGGGCCGGGTTAGCTTTAGGATCACGACGGGCAGTATCCAGAGCACGGGCAGTGGCAGCGTGAAGCATTTCATGCAGCACAACTTCCAGACCTGGAGCCTGAGCACCATCCATCTTAATGTTGATCTGGTTTACCTTACCGTCGCTGTAGAACCATGCTCGTGAGTTCGCATTCTGTTCAGCACCCATAACCCCTTTTGGATTATGTTGGGCAGAGAGAATATTCACGGACAGGTTATCCGGCAGTGTGGCAGCGAGCACTTTAGCGAGTTCGCTGTAAGTGGTGCGCATACGGCTTTGCAGTGCTGATCCATCAGTACGGCCAGAAGCCAGAGCCTTAACGGTGAAGTTCATCAGGTCTTTAGCATTAACGGTGCCGTCTTTGCTTTCGGACAGGAAACGCTCCAGAGCATTCTTGCCTTTGGCATCGCGAGTTACCGGTACGCTATCAGCAGCAGCTTGTTCAATCGCCTGACGGCGTTGAGCAGCATCCACCTTCTCTGCGTTACGGGCAGCAGGGGTAGTGCCGTCAGTCATCTTCTGAGCCAGGGTATCACCCAGGGTTTCAGCAGCGACGATGGCGTTATCCCGTTGCTCACGTAGAGCAGCGATCTTATCAGCCAGAGCTTTACGGTCGGCAGCAGTAACTCGATATTCACCACCCTCGTAACCATATTGGTTCACGTATTCAACTTCGTTGAGCGTGCTGAGTTTGGCAATCTCGCGGTTATACGCATCACCGACCACTCGGCCAAGTACGGCACTCGGAGAGATGGCATCACGAGGTGACGCAGTGAGTTCAGCTTTGAAAGCCAGTTGTCGAAGTGCCCCGGCGATATTCGTCCAGTCGGAAGGTTGCAGACCATCTTGTTTGGTCGCACCGTCCAGTGTACGGATCATCGCTTCGGTATTAGCTAACTGAGAGTCATAACCGACTACTGTATCCCACATCGCTTTGTTCTGAGCTTTGGCCCCGTCAACCATATCTTTAATACCGAACAGGTTGGCATCGTGGAAATTCTGAGCAGGACGCTCAGCAATAACACGAGTTGAGATCGCAGCATCAGTACCCTGTACCACCAATGCACTGGTAGACACACCCGGAGCAGACTGTTCCTTAACCTGAGCACCGGAACGAACGTCCTTAAAGGTCGTCGGTTTGGTGTTGGTTAAGCCAGTACCTTTCGGGTTTGCCGCATCCATGAATGAGGCGTAAACCTCAGTCATTGGATCATTGGATTTGAAGGTAGAGTTAACCTTCGCTGCCACGTAACCAGACTCCAGTTTATTGCTGGACTGGGAACCGGTAGCGGTCGGAACGATAGCACTTGAGTCACGCAGTTGAGCAGACAGGTTAGCTTTTGCATCAGTGGATAAGCCTTCTACGGCTACACCATTAATGGAACCTACTTGCCCGTCTTCTACTGCCTGGCTTAAAGCAATTGCTTCGGCACGGTCACGTACAACTTTCCCTACCTCAAACGCTGCGTTGGTAATAGCAGTGTTGGTATCACGGGTTTTAATGTAGTGGGCAGCAACTTGCTCAATAGCAGTTTGTGATGCTTCACCACGGGTAGCCATATCGATCTGCATCAGAGCCTCAGTAAGAGGTTTTGGCAGATCTGTGGTTAGCAGTGATTCCGTTTTACCCAGGCCGGAAAATGCGGGAGTTTTAATCCCTAGCGTCTTGCCCTGGGCCAGTACGATCTCGATTGCCTTCTCCAGCTTATGACGCTGGAAATCACCCTCAACTTTGGATCGGCTATAGGCTTCGGCAATATTAGTGATATGACCATAGACGCTATCAATGGTGTCTCTGGCACTTGCTCGCTTGAGCGAGTCCATACCGGAACCATAGTTGAATGGGGTAGCCTGTACTTTGGCTTTCGAACGAGAGCCGAAACCAGGAGATAAGTAATCAATCGCACGACGGAACTTCTGATTCTGATCCGTTACCCGGCCAGTCGTCGGAGGATACATGGCATCCCATGCGTTCTTCTGAGCTGTCCCCAGGAGCTGGTAGTAATCCTGTCCACCTTGTTCGCGGTACTGCGGTACGTTGGTAACACCAGCGTCAGCAGTGTAAAGGCCACCACGAGAGAGAAGGTCAGTATCTGCCGTTCCATACAACACATTGGTAAGGATTGGCCCGTTGGTGACACCATCCGATTCACCACCGATTGCCACTTCTACCGTATCGTTACCGTTACGGCGAGCTTGTTCAGCCAGTGCCAGAGCGTGCAGCGATTCGAAGGAGTGTGGCCCCATGCCGAACTCGGCAACCAGATCTTTCACGGTAGCAATATCACGAGGGGTGGATTTACCTTCAATGACGTTAATCATGGAGGTGACGCCAGCCTGAACGTGTTCGCTTTCGAGATAGCCTTGCATACCCTGGAGATAAGTTTTACCGGTCACTTTATCAACCGTAGGCATATTATCAGTAGTGCCTGGTTTTTTGATCGGTGCTTCTTCCATACCCTGAGCTACAGTCAGTAGGAACTGGCCGTATTCGGTGATGTTACCGTTACCGTCAGTTGCAGTCTGGTTTACCGGGATAGAGGTACGGTGTGCTTCCATACCTACCATTGCACGGTGAACTTTATTGCCCTGCGGGTTAAGCATGTTGGAGGCTACACCTACACGGTTATTGCTCCATACAGACAGTGGCATGAAGATCTGCTGGTCAATGGAAGCCAGACCAGAGATAACCTCATCAGCATTGGACAGAGCACGAACGATATCATCGTTCTTCGCCTGCTGGCCGATATGGTCACGGTTGTGCATGAACGGAGTTTCAGCTTCGGTACGGACACCCATCATGTGCAGAAGTGCAGCTTCATCCACATTGCGGATCGTGTTCATGGCGTTAACCAGGGACTCATTAATCCGGTACGGTTGTTGCTGAGCTTTGGTCAGGCGTTCTACCAGTTCAGACGGAACCTGCTGGCCGAAATCACCAACAGTATTCTGCATGAATTTACCCGGCTTTTTGGTAAGCGGGAACGTCTGGGAAGAGTCGAAGCTAAACAGCTTAGACATAACCCCGGAAGTGCCTTTATTCGCTTCCACGATACGACCAATGTTGTTGGCCGGAACCAGTTGACCATTTACTTCCTGACGCGGTACACGGACGAAGTTAAACACTTCTTTGGACTTATTGATATCTTCCCCACCGAGGAACTCGCGAGCGAACTCCGCACGTTTGGCCTGGGCAGATTCAACATCTAAGCCAGAGGCGATAACGTCTGCGTACTCACGAGCAGTCATGGAGGTTTGCTCCAGATAACCACGCTGCATCATCGTGTGCATTGCGTACATACCCAGTGCCTGCTGCATACGGCCAGCACGGTTAGGGTCAACGTCTTTCAGTACCTTGAAGCCCAACATCTGGTAAGCACGCTGGCCAAGGGATTGGATAACAGCACGTTGGGACGAACCAATTTCAGAGAACCGATTTACTACGTCAGTCGGTACTTCATCTTTGTCCATGTGGAACAGACCGGCGATATCTTCACGAGTAGCGATCAGTTTGTTACCGTTCTCTGCCAGCCAGGTAAACATGGAGGCAGTCAGGGCGGTTTTGGTGTTTTCATCTAATTTGCCATCAGTAGTAAGGAACTGGACAAAATCCTGGAAGTTATAAGCAGAACGATCCAGGCCACCACGAGTTTTACCGATCTTCTGTTTAATGGAAGGATCGATATTCCCTTCAACGGCTTTATGGAAATTGACGAACATACCCATCAGATTTTTCTGGGCAGCATTCATCGGCTGAGCCAAGTAACGGTTCAGTTCAGTGAAGCGACCAGACCAGTCAGCCTTCTGCATAACCGAGGACATAAAGTCCGGGTTAGTTACCAGTGGGTTGACGAAACCTTCACGCACACGCTGGATGAAACCAGTGAGCACAAGGTTCTGTTGGTCAAATGGTTTAGCACGTTCAGCGGTACGGGCTGCTTCGAGTGATTGTCCTTCTGGACGCAGCACACGGGTAGCACCATCAGCTTTGGTGTTCTCGTCAGTTTTGGTAGCAGTAGTCTGATCAGATACCACATTGGCATCAGTTTCGGAGGTAGCAGCAATAGTAGGATCGTTCTCATTAGAGTCCTGAGCCTGTACCTGTTCTTGCTGAGTCTGCTGTTCTGCTGGAGCAACACGGTCTTGCTGGTTCAAAGTACGTGGTTTATGCGCATCGTCTTTACGAGGTGCAGCACGACGTAAGGAATCAGCTTTAACCATATCCTGAGAATCAACCATGTTGTTATCACGTAGGAACTGTTGTTCAGCCGGAGTGAACTGGTTTAAACGCAGAGCCATATCACCATCTGCATCCTGAGTCAGAATGCCGTCATTGGCATAATGAGAAAGGGATGACTTGGTAACAGTCGCTTCCGACTCCACCACTGCCGGTTGCGGCTTCGCCTCCACCGTTGTGGTTGCGTCGTTAGCTGGTGCAGGGGAGGACGGCTGCGGAGCGGCAGCGGGAGCAGCCGGACGAGCCTGATTCATGGCATCCATTGCCACGCCTGTCGCGCGGATAGCGTCAGCTTCCTGACGAATCTGGGCTACCAGACCTGCGGATCCTTTATGAATATCCAGAGCACCGTTACGAGCTTTATCAGCACCACGGAGTTTAGGGCCATCGTTAAGCACCCACTGACCATCACGACGAATCATCTGGCCGTAGTTGCCAGTGTCCATCATGTTCTGGGCTACCTGAGCTTTTTGCTCATGAGAAGCCTGGAAACGTGCCAGTTGTTGACGAAGATTACCTGTCGTAGTTGCATTGCCGGAACGGATAGCATCGGCGTAAGCAGAGGTATATTCACCCAGTGAACGGTAACCCTGACCACCCTGCATAATATCCTGGTTTACGGTCAGAGTTTTTTTCAGTCCGTTCTGAGCAACACGGGCATCGGCCAAAGCACGAATAGCGTCACGCTGGGAATCAGAGAAACGGTTAGTCGTATCAGAAGCCAGAGATTGTAATTGCTCCGGGGTGTACTGCATTGGGTGAGTGACCACATGGTCAGCAGCCTGATTTACCTGTTCCAGCGTAGCATCCGGGTTGGTAGCAGTTTCCATCTGCGCCTGGGTATCTTCCGGGGCATTACGTTCGCGGAGGTCAGCAGCATTTTCGAACTGGTCATACGCAGCACGGACACGCTCAACGTTATCGTTAGCAGTCTGGAAACGGGAGATCAGATCCTGTTGTGCAGCATCGTCCGGTAAACGCTGGTCAATCTGGTCACGGATAGTTTCCAGTTGGTCACGCATTGGAGCGTATTCACTATCTGGATTCTGTTCGATATCAGTTAAACGGCGTTCCACTTCCTGACGCATAGCCACATCACGCTGGATTCCCTGAACCTCTTCGGTTACCGAAGCCAGGTTCTGTTCAGCGTTATCGCGTACAATCTGAGCACGGTCAATCGCTTCCTGACGCATTTCAGGAGTAGCGTTGGTATCAGCGAATACGTTCGTCTGTTGGCGTACAGCAGCCTGCGGATTGTAGTCAGCATGTTCTGGGTTAGTCAGATCAGCAAACGGTTTAGCAGCATCCTGAGCAGCCTGACGCTGTTCAGCACCACGAGGATTGGCAGCATCCTGACGTTCCTGAATGGTACGTGCAACACGGTCACCAATACCACGAGCACCAGAGGCCAGAGTAGATGGCCCGGTCATAACACCGGCAGACAGAGCACCCAGTACACCAGCGTTAACGTTACCTTCGAAGTCGATACGATCATCGCCAAGCAGGTTACGTGTTTCAATCTGGTTTTGGGCAGCTTCGGTCAGACCATTGATAGCCATAGTTGTTGCAAGTTCACGCACAGGGGCGGGAGTAACAGCTCGCCCTGCTGCAACAGCAGCACGAGATACGCCATTCCTAGCGACAACGTTGGCAACCGCTCGTCCGAGGGCAGTGTCAGCCAGTGCTTCACCACCACGGCGAAGTGGAGCAGTGATAGCACTATTGCTAAGGCCAGAAAGAGCACGAGCATTGACGACGTTCTCCACAAAGTTCAAACCAGAATGTAACGCATTGAGCCGGGTTACATCGTTGATCTGTTCATCAGTTGGAAGTTGACCATCTGCTTGCCCACGATAACCATCAGTCTGGTTTTGTACCGCCTGACCAGTAGTACCGGTGATGATACCGATACGGCCCAGAGCGTATGGAAGGGATTCAGCAGCAGACTGGATCACGAGTGACGGGTTTTTAAGATACTCGCCTACGGTATTACCAATAGCACCCAATAAAGAGGCATCTTTGTTTTCTTCTGCTAATTGCTGAGCCATACGTTGAGTTGGTTCACGGTTAACCCAAGCATCGGTTCCCCACTCGTTATCAACACCCTGAGTAGTATTGCCGAGGGAGTTTTGAGTTTTGGTGAGTGCAGTCTGAGCACGCTGCAAACGGTCACGTACAGATTCAGTTTGTCCTTCCTTGCTTTCGCCAGACAAAGAGTTGGATGCACCGACTATACGATCATTCAAGTTGTTGAAGTAGTCACCCACTCTACCCAGTACAGAATCATCCTGTTCTGCCGAAGGGATCTTCACAGCACCAGCCGGAATCTCACGATTCAGAAGGTTGGTAGCAGAAGGGTATGCCTGTAGTTGGGTTGGGATTTCGGACGCTTCGGCAATTGCCTTAGCAGATGCACCCGGAGTACCCCCCAGAATATCCTGAGCACGACGGGCATTGTTGCCTACCTGAGCTGCAACCTGAGCACTACGTTCAGTGGTCTCACGGTTAAAGGCCAGCTTTTCATCATCGGTTGCACCGTCCATCCCGGCAGCTACAGCACCGAGGTTGTTGAGGTTTTTCACCTGGAGAGCGATACGTGCAATTGAACTGCCGAAACCAGCCATTGCATTGGTAATCTGGGCACCAGTACGAATTACCGGGGAGCCTGATTCCAAAGTATTAGTTGGCACAAATTTTTGCATATCAGCTTCGTATGCAGCGGTGACTTGTTCACGGCCAGCGGCCTGTTGTTTCAGACGTTCGATTTCACCAGAGATAGACGGATATTGCCCTTTAGCTGCAAAGCCAGAGTTAATACGGTTGGTAGCGTCAAGGATTTGGTCTTCTTTGGAGACAGGCTGCATAGGAGCAGCCTGGGGAACGGAAACAGCAGGAGATGGATTGGTGAACTCGCCGTTGCTCAAAGCATTAAGTGCATCGGTCAACAGGGAGCGGGCCAT